AGAATCACGACAAAAACATAACAGCAAATGCACTTAGCAAATGGTACATAGCCATCAAAGATGACGTTGCAGACAACGTACTCACTGTAAAAATAGGAGACTGGAAATTCATAGCAGTATGGACATCTCTTTGGGATGCATCCGAAAAAATTAAAACAATAGGTATTGAAGAGGGTAGCTACTCAATCATTGACTGGTCACCATTTGAGGTTTGCTTTAGATATAGAGCAATCGTATTAGATGACACTCCAATGTTAGTACACACATTTAATGAGAGGAACACATCACTTACAACCGTTTATCCCACATTGATGTTGTATCCAAACGCAGAATCAATTTGGTTATGGATGGAACATAAATCAACAGGTGAGTTAGCCAAAGATAAAGATGGCAATGTACTAATTGATACAGTTGGTGATGAATTACTGGATACATTTTTAATAGAAAGAGAGGATGACGAAGTACTTGATTACAAAATAATTGGAGCAACAATGTTGGAGATGTCTACGTTGTTCCATAAAGTAAACTGTCGTAATGTCGAGTTTGATGTATTACAATCAATGGTGTACAGCAAACACATGAGGCTTATGTTAGAAGGAGAAAAGAATGTTTAACCCACGTGATCACTTTTTAAATTTAAAAGGTAAGCAATACTTACCTGTCGCTGCTCGTATTGCATGGTTCCGTGAGGACCATCCAGACTGGACAATTAAAACATATGCAGTGCCCGAACTTTCGGGCGCTGACTACTGTACTTTTGCTGCTGAAATTCTTGATTCATCAGGCAGGCTTATAGCTAAAGCTCACAAGACAGAACACGAAAAGCACTTTGCTGATTACCGTGAAAAGGCAGAGACAGGCGCCATTGGGCGAGCACTAGCTCTGTGTGGGTATGGCACATTGTTTGCTCAAGAGTTAGAGGAACCTATTACACCAGCTGGTGATATGCGCATTGTGGATACACCACAACAAGTAAAGGCTCCTACTTTCACACCGGGCAAGCAGTTTGCTTTTGAGTGCAAGCGCATATGGGGTGCAGATATTACACCATCAGATATGAAGCGTGTATTTGCACGTCTTGCTGGGCATGCCAATACAACGGATGAAAACCTACGACTTGTTATTGAAGTACTACAGGGATTCAACACACCAGAAGAAGCAGAAGCAGTCTTTTTATCAGAGGAAGAGAATAACTAATGGACACAAATAAGTTTGACATTATCGGTGATAGTTACTGGGACAAAGAAACTGGCGAATATGCTGGCCCTATTGATGGCTGGTTAGGCGACGAACTTAAAACAGAAGATGACGTTCTTTTAGCAATGCAGCGTTTACTAAAATATGAGACAGAATTAAAAGCTGAACAACTTGCTATGCAGTCTGTCATTGATCGTTGTAAGCAGATGGTTAAGGACAGAGAACGTAAAGTTCAATGGTTGCAAGCACGATACGGTGCACAGATTGCTGACTTTGCCAAGAGACAACTTGTCGGCAAGGCGAAGACATGGAAGTGTCCATGGGGTCAAGTTGCATTTCGCAACACACAACCAACGTTTACGATTCACGATGAAGAAAAGGCAGCATTGGTCATTCCTGTCTCTACTGATGCTGTGCAGCTTCAATACAAAGTCTACAAAAGTAAGATACCGAAAGAGGTGCAACTTACACTTGTAGAACAATACCCAGATATTTTCTCTGTGACAGAAGCCACAGAAAATGTATCTATCAAAGCATTGACAGCCACAGACACAGAGGAGTAAGATTGCATTGCCCCTGAAACCATATCAACACAGGGGAAAACAACTACCAAATGGAGGACCACGGCATCAACACCGTGGTCCTTTTGTCCCAAAGAAAGAAAGAGAATGAGTGACGAATTAGTTTACATAGGCAGTATCCCAGATGCAGTAAGTGTTACAGACGTAGGTTTACAGTTTAATCACGACATTGAATATGACCAGTGGTTACGGCTGATGGCTACATTACAACAATTAACTACAGCGTTTCAGTTTGCAATTGGAGACGCACTTAACTACGGACAAAAACGTTATGGTGAAAAGTATGCACAGGCTATGGATGCTACTGGTTGCGCTTATCAGAGCCTTGCTAACTGGAGTTGGGTTTCTAATCATGTTCCTATTAGTAACCGTGTTGCAGGTCTTAGCTGGACTCACCATCGCTTGGTCGCAAATATGGGCACGGAACAACAGAAACAAATCCTAGAGTCTGCAAAAACTCGTGGGATATCTGTAACAGAGTTTGAACGTGAGTTGAAAGGCGAGAAAGAAGAAGAAAAGAAACCACTTAAAACAATAGAAATACCATCAGGCTGGTCAGTTGATGATGTCAATAAGGCACTGTCCTTGATTAGTACTACACCAATACCACTACAAGAAATATACGACGCAGGTCTTACTAAGTTATCTGAAGATGATGACGTTCAACGAGTAAGGTACTGCGATCAATGTCCATATAACCAATAAGGATTTTCAATGATTACTGTATTTAACGGCAAGTCTTTCGGCTTGTCCGGTGCATCGTCGTCTGGTTTTGTTCAGATTGACAGACTTCTCGTCAATCATATTGCGAGCTTTACACCATCTGGATTTGTCACATTCATGGCTTTAGTTATGCATGTTGACAATGAGGGATACTGCTGGCCTAGCATCAAACGTTTGTGTGAATGCACAGGCTTGTCAGAGACAACAGTGAAGACTGCACTACATCATCTGTCATCAATGAAAATTAATGACTGTCGCTTGCTGGAAATCAATGGCAGAACTTCTCCTAATGGGAGAACAACAAGCAATGGATACAAGTTGTTTCCAGATTCTGTACAGCATTCGGACAACGTAAAGGTGCAAGCGGTAAAGCAAGTACAGAAGGAGGTTGCTAAAGAAGATGACCCTGCATTCCCTCTTATGCAAGCATTCATGATTGAAAGGTGGGGTCCATTCTCAAGTGACAACATTACCGATAAAGATTGGAAAAACAATAGGTTAATCATCTGGCAAATGCATAAGGCTGGAGTAAAGCCAAGTGATGTCATCGACAAAGTCAAGACGCTCAAAAGCAAATGGCAATTAGAGATGATTACAGTTAGATCACTATGGAAGCATTGGGATACGTATGCTTCATCGACGTATGGCAAAGTCACAAAAACTGCAAAGATAGAGGATTGGTTCAATGACAACGACTGATAAATTGCTGGCGATTCTTTCACAACTACCTAGCTCAATACCATGGACAGAGACGAGCGACACAGTGTACAGGGTTGCAGTCAAAGGATTACCAGATGAGGATATCAAGCTGGGCATGCAACGCATTCTTACACGCACAAAGTTTCGCCCTACACCATCTGAGGTGTTACTAAACGTAGCAATAGCAAAGTACGGCGATGCCCAACCACACATGGTTACTCAAGACATATCGGAAGCGATACGGCTTGGACTTGATCCAAACAAGTTACATCCTACTGTTGTGCTAGTGTTACGCAAGACTGGTGGTTTACGTGCATGGCGAGTAGAGCCACCACTTAAAGGGCAACAACTTGCCGATGTTATTAGTGAAGTGTTATTGGTCAGATTAACGGATTATATTAATGAGCAATAGTAAGAGTCTTGGTTTCAACATAGAGATTCCATACGATGTTATGAGTGAGCAATCACTCATAGCATCTATTCTTCTCGGTGGTAATAAACTATTCAAGTCAATGCAACGCATTGAAAAGTCTATGTTCTATCGTGTTGCCCACAGTTTGATATGGGATGCATACAAAGCTGTAGACGATGCTAACAAAGAGATAGACATTGTCACGATCAATGAGGAATTAGTAAAGCGTAATGCGTTAGAGGCATGTGGTGGACTTGCATATCTCATGCAGTGTGCAGAACTTCTACCAACTACAGGTCACTGTAATAGTTATGCCGACCTTGTGTGGGAATACCACAAGAGGCGCGAGATTATATTTGCATCAGAACATGCAAGTAAGCGAGCATCTACTGGTGATGATGCTACTGAAAATATAATCGCCGATTTAAATAAATCTGTTACATTCATTCAATCCGGAAAGGCTGTGGACGATTTATCTGTATTAATTTCTGACATTACAACAGAAGCTATCCATCGCACTGAAGACGCAATAGACTATAGTGTCTCTAGCGGATTCATGGAGGTTGACAGTATTACTGGTGGATGGCGTGACGGTGAGTTAATCATCGTTGGTGGTCGTCCGTCGATGGGTAAGTCAAGTCTCGGTCTACAGTATGCATGGAATGCAGCTCTTGCATTACGCAAGGAAGAGAAGCGTACCGGGGTTCTAATAGTTAGCGCAGAAATGTCTAAGGCTATGGTTACCGCTAGAATGCTTAGCATATACAGTGGAGTAGATAGCCAATCCATACAGTCAAAGAAGCTATCTAGCTACGATAAAGATAGTCTTTCAGTTATCGCTCGAACAGCCAAGAGCCTAACAATACAAGTGGTTGCTGATCAAACAGTTACACTGCAATCAATTAGGGAAGCAGCCAACAGCATGAAGAAGGCTGCTGAGGTTGGGTTGATTGTAGTTGATTACCTACAGATGATAACGATGCCAGCAAATGTCAAGTCCGAGAATAGGACTAGGGATATTGGTGTGATTAGTCGTGGACTGAAAGACATTGCTCGTGAGTTCAACTGCCCTGTTATAGCGCTATCATCATTGTCTCGTGCAGTGGAGCAACGGCAAGACAAGCGACCAATGATGTCAGACTTACGTGAGTCGGGTGATATTGAATCAGATGCAGACGTGATTCAGTTTATTTACAGGGCTGGATACTACGAGAAGAAGCAGTTAGATGATCACATGGATGATATTGATAAAGCAGAAATCATAACGGCCAAGAACCGTAATGGCAGAACAGGCGTATCATTACTCAATTTTGAGAGTAAGTACGCCCGTTTCACTGACTTTACATCAGACGACTTGTTTCTTTAAGTAGACTTTCTTGTGGTCATTATTGACGACGCAGTCAAAATTAAGACTACGGGCAATATCTCTGATAGATGCATACGATTTGCCATCTCGTAGAATACATTGAACGGCCAGTGCTTCACCGTTAAGGACTGGCCCATCTTCCCAAGCCAATAAAGAATCATCCCCAAGGACAAGCCGAACAAAATCCCTGACAGGCGCATAGGTTCTACCATTTTGCACCAACGCAAGAATGTGTTTGTCACCATATACAATCTTCCAATCTTGGCCACTTTGTAACAATGACCACGGTCGAACAAAATACAGTGCATCTTTACTGCGGTTCCTGTATAGAGGTCGATGAGCTACCTCATATCCGTTACGGCTTCCGTCGTTATTACTGTTCCCCTCAATAGAATACCAAACTCCATTTTCGTCTTGTCCCTCGACAACACCAATATGGAATGCATCCTGTCTTCCATTCTTTGACGTCTTAACAAGCAATACTAGATCTCCACTCATGGGAGCACGATGCAGTACGCCATGCTTCTTAGCCACAGCAAGCCAGACATCGCAGTCTGCACTAAAACACAATGGCCAATCCATACCACTCTTGCTTTCCCATTCAGATGCAACTCCACTTACAAATGATGCGCACCAATAGCTACCAATAGGAGCGTTAACCAATGTATTCCATCTATCTATGAGTGGACCACAGTTACTACCCATGGGTTGCTCCGTAACGCCAATGTATTTCTGAGCAATATTTACAAACGATGTACGGGATTCCATATTACTTCACCATTCTTCCAACTAACGGATCACTAAGCACTGGTACTTTTTCCTGTGGTTGCCGTTTTATAATCTGAGGAATGTATTCGTTATTACGCTTGCTTAATTCCATGACTCTTGGATCAGGTGCTCCAACAAATACATCACCACCGATAGGACCAAGGCTAACACCCTCTTTATCAGGATATCCACCACTTCCCGGTATTCCACCAAACAATGACGCAAATCCAAACTGATCAACCATCTGCTTAGCATTAGGGTAATCCCACTTGTACTTGCGTGTTAGATAGTTAAACTGACTGGTTGTCATGTCGGCTGTGTCAGCTTTTGTCATCTCATCTTTCAGGTAGTAATCTGCAAACTTTCCTTCTACTCCAAAGAACCGACTGAATGCAGGGAACTGCATGGCAAACAGGTCTGGGTCACCATCTCTCAACTGACCATTGCGTAGATTGTGTTCTTGGAAATACATTTCCTCTAGGTCTTTTAATTCAGACTGAATCTGCAAGTTACCAAACATTGCAACAGAAAATCTAGATGCACCATCTGGAAACAAACTGCGCAGCTTATATGTTTTATCCAACAAGTACAAAGGAGTTCTTTTAACAGGAGATAGCTTCTTGTACTTATTTTCATAAAATTTTATTTCGGCTTGATTACCGGATTCGCGAGCAGCTTTTAATTTAGCTTCAGTATCATCTAGCCTGTCCATTAACATGTCGTAATATCGGAAGCCCGGATGTTTTTGGAAAGCTGGCTCATCATTAAAGGTGCGCCCAGTAGTGAGCATTTTTGCTCCTTGAACTAATGGTCCGAGTCGTCCCTCAATGTTAGCCTTAAACAATTCATGCATATACTTTTGTATAGCTTCTGGTGTGCTTAACGATGGCTCATTAGCAGCACTCATAATTGGACGCATGAACATTCGCTGATACAAAGTCATCATCTGTGGCATCTGATATGTCAATGTATTAGCAGCACGAACCACACCAAACTCAGGACTAAATGGGTTGTACCATTGCGTGTTTACCAGTCCTAACTTGTCATCAAGACGTTCACCATTAGCACCGACAATAGGAGAGTTAATTTTCTTAATATCAAAGAAATCAATGTACTCACCAGATAGCACTTCATGTTCTTGTCTACGAGCCATATACAATCCCAATGCCTGAAACGCTAATGCCATAGCATATGACGATCCAAGCGCACCCATGAATGTCTGTGCGTGTTGGAATCGAACCTCACCTGTTCTCATGGTGTTAAACCATTTCTGGTCAGGTCGTACATCAATCACATCCCAGCCAACACCATATGGGTCTAACTTTTCAGTAGCCTTTCGCGCAATAACATTAACGCCTTCTGCTACATACATCTTTGCCATAGAAGGAAGATATGTCTGCATCATCAAGGAATTAAACCAGTTAGGGGATGTAAACATCGTACGTGCATGCATAGAGAAAGCACGTTGAGCGTCACTCATTAATAGGTTCTGACCACTTGGACTACCAGTAGCTACGTTTACAAATGTTGCGTAATCACGTTTCATTTGATCACGTTGATATTCCTCAGTAACTGTTGGATGGTTATCAACAAACGCTGCAAACTCAAGGAATGACTTAAGTCTGACAATGTCTGTAGACAGTGAACCAGCTCGCTCCCAAGCATTAACCATTGGTAGTATTCGTCTAGCCAATGCACCTTCACCAATGTTTTCTGCTTGTGTTGGTTGAATTGGAATATCAAATGGCGAGACATTTGGATCAACGGCTACAGCTGCATCATATGCATTCATCCAGTCGTTGTACGTAAGCTTTAGGCCGTAATCAGAAATATCTGTCCACGTATACGTGCGCTGTAATCTGCGTCTATGTAATCCCGGTATTCCATAGCCAATGACGTTGTCACGCATACCATATTTCGTAAGGTAGTTAGCCATCTTGGCATGATATTGTTTTTCACCAAAAGCAAGCTCTGGTCTGTGACCTAATACAAAGTTGGCAAGTTTAGCACCAGCACCTTGCGGTCTACCGGTGATAGGTCCACTTGGTAAGTTTGGCAACACTGCAGATAAACCCCAGAACTGGGCAGCAAATGTTTTAGGATTGGATATGTTTGCAAGACGGAAGTTTTGCAGCATTGGCCTAGCAAAGTCTGACGATAAAATCATCGACTTAAATATAGAGCTACTCTCGTGATACAACGCCATTAACAAAGAACCGCCACGTTTCGTAAATGGACTATTGCCAAATGGAATTTTAAGTATTCCACCAGCAGGTACGTTGCCAATATTGGCAGCAGGAGTAGGGCTACCTACGGGACCGGTCGCACTAAACAAAGTTCTCGTAGCATAAGCATAATCTTTGTCAGGGATTGCAATAAACATATTGCCATCACTTTGTGTTACCGCTACGTTTAATGCACGTGGATTCGTCTCACGTTTAATAATAACGTTCTTAGGGTTACTAGTGGCAAGTGCTCTATCCAATGCAATGCGTGACTGAACCTCGTTATAACGTTGCCGTAACTCTGGATCTTTTGCTTGCTCTGGCGTAAGTTCAAACGGCATACGTAAATAACTGAACTCTTCATCAGACATCTGTTCAATAGGTTCGTCATTTGCTTCCATGCCTTCACTCATCCACGTACGACTTCTGTTGTGGAATACCTGTGGATTGCGCTTGGCGTCTTCTACTGATGCCTCATGATCTTGGTCTAACAATAAACGAGCCTTAGCTGCAGTCACTGCATTCTTGTCTCGCCAAGAATCCGGAACAGTATCCTTGCCTTCAAGTAGTGCTCGTGCAATCAATAGCTTAGCGATGTGTACCTCACGTGGCACAATCATCTTGTTAGCAATAGCCTTTTTCTTTTTATAGTCAGTGTCAGGATTAGTTAAGTACGCACGACGTAGTAAGTCATTGATTGGTTGCTGTAGTAACCTCTGATTGTTTACTAAATTACCATCCTCTGTTACAAAGTTTGACTTGTATGGGTGAGCCAACTCGACTGCTTCAATCTGTTGGTATATATCAGCACTTACAGTAGCATTACCAGACATATCTTTACCAGTAGATGTAAGTCTATACATCCTGAGTTGCGGTCGTACTGGGTTACCCTCTTCATCAAAGTGAGTATTACTTATACCGAACGGCCTAATGACATCTACTGTGCCATCAGTATTCAGTGCATCAGCCTCAAACGGACTAAGGTTCAAGTCTTGCTTAGACATGGACATTTTAGAGTTTGGCTTAGCAATCAAGTTGGCACGAGTATCTGGGTTATATAAAGCAATGATGCGGCTGAATGGAGTCGTGTCAGTTAATTCTCCAGTACCCACTTGACGTGAAACCGATTGCACAAATTGCTCTGGATTATTTAAATTAACCCTAAACATTGCGCCTTCTGGGCTACGGATTACAACGCCATCACCGGGCAAGAATGATTCCTGACCATCAAGTAAAGACCAATCCTTCCATGCATATAACGCTCGACCCATCTCACGACTTTGTGCATCTAATGCATGAGCTACTGCAAGGTACTCACCAACAGCATTGTTCTTAGCCTGTACGGCTTCACGATAACGCAACCGTGCTGTTGTGTCATTCTCTATATCACCAAACGATTCTGGGTTTAAATCAGACGTCAATCGCTCAAGAAATCTCTGTTTATTCTCAACACTATTGCCGTAAGTGTTTGTCAACAATGTGTCAAGGACATACATAGCAGTGGTTGGCTTTGCACTAAGTAAGTTATATGGAGCTTTGAGTTGACCGCTAAATAAACCATTCTCTGGATCAACGATTGAGTTGCGCCAGAAGTTCTCAAATGACGTTTCAACATCAACAATGTCTTTCTGTCGTAACGTCAAACGCTCGTTACGCAGAAGCTTATGCATAACATCACGTACGTGATATTCAGTTCCGTCACTTAAAGTAACAACCTCTGGTATTCCGTTAGCAGCAAATGCACTAGTGATTCTAGTGTTAGGTTCAACGCGAATATCAGCACGAGTGTTTAATGTGACATATACATTACGCAACTTCTCTTTCAGTATGTCTATATCCATGGTGTTGCCAGTCATGGTTTGCATTGCTTTTGCAACTGCTTCCAGTTCCCGGCTACCCGGCTCAATAGTAAAGCTACTAGTTTGTAATGTCTCGTCTACATTGTGCCTAAATAATCCCTGATCAACGATGTACTCAGACAGTTGCTGGTTGATAACGTCGTCAAGGCGCTGCAATAATTGTTCACCCGGCTCAGTAATTACGGGCATGCCATCAATTGATGTTGCATACATCTTAGATATGACGTCGTGCAGCAATGATTCAAATCTATTAGCGCCATCAATAATAAGCGGTTGCATAGATGTACGGCTTGCCTTAATAGCTTTGAACTCTGTGCTATTAAAGTAGTTTTCCAACGCAGTGTTTAAATCTTGCTGAGTTCTAAACGTAAACGAATCTGCATTAGCGTTCATCAAACGGGCTTCAAGCGCAACTTGATCTTTCCATCGGACGTTACCAACAGTTTGGTAAACAACATCCGACACCTTACGGTATGTGTCGTAAATTAACGCACTGAACTTAGGATCAAATTGTGAATACCCGACAACCATTGGGTCATACTCATCATGTCCTGCTGGTTCAACAGCGTCCTGTCCAACGATGAACTGGAACTTGGACTTAAACTCTCGCTTGCGATCAGACTCACTTGTGTAAGGGAACTGCACACGCACGTCTGCGTTCACAATATATGCATACTCATGTTGCCCAGCTGTAATGTAATTACGTACCCTAGGATTCAAAGTATTAGCGCGTGTGCGTGGATTAAAATAACCCTCACTATCTGTTTCACCACTAACCCAAACAAAGTTGCCGTCAAAATATACAGGTTTAAATCCTGCATTCTCTGCTTGCTCAAATGTAGTTAGGTTTGTGCGCAGAATCATATCTACTACTTCACCCATAAACTCACGACTAGGCTTTGTGTCGGAGCTGACTACTTCTGTATCACGACCATTGTCTGGAAATATTTTAATGGACTGAGCTAATGAAGGATTGCGTAGTAACTCATAACGAACAGTACCATTTTCAAATGGAAGCATTGTGTTTCCAACTTGGTCGTTGATAACACCTTGATGATTAAATCCAAACCTAAATCTACTGACACCATATGGATTAGTAGATGTAGTTATCGCTAATGAATCCAGTGATGTCATCAACATGACTTCTGGGCTGGTGATTGCGGATTTAGTAAACGATTTGTTTGGAACTCGTAATCGTAAATATGAACCTTTTTGCAATTGTGCAAAGTCTTGAGTTCTGCGGAATGTCGGCGTCTCGTAATTTGCCTGATCCCACAATTTAGCACTACCTTTTTGCAAACGCCCAAATGTATATCGCTGAACTGGAGGTCGCATATACCATGCGTTATGTGGTGTCCCTTCCGAATCAAAAATCATATCCATAGGACGGCGGACACGCATTCTCCGCATGATATGTCGCAATGTCCCACGCATTTGCTGGAACACTTCTAGTGTACTCATGTCAATAGATGCAGCAGCATTCTTTGACATAGGTATTGTGTAATCAGTAATGAAGTTCAACATGCTCGTCACAAATTTTTCGTGACCATGAGCAATCCATCCTTCGCCTAAATCTTCACCGTTAAATTTGATACCACGCAATGCGTCTAGGCTTTCAGCTATAGTTAATCCAGCCTTAGCGCCATCATTAGCAACCTTAACCTGCAATGCTAATGCAAGCTCAGCGTTTGGTCTAGCATCAAGAATCTTCTGTATGCCTTCTTGCGATGCCTTTACAGCATCACGGAAACTACCCAGTTGCGCATTACGTTTTGTTAAATTGATGACCTCATCCATCGCCTCTGTCATTAAAGTGTTACTTACAGATAACTTCTTTAGGAAGTCAATCTGCGTTGCATCATCCATGCCTGTAAATAACGGATGGAAGACTTCATGTACCAGTGTAAGAGCTGTGCGATACTTGCCATTCTCAGGAGATCCGATAAACAATAACGTGCCTAATGCTTCCGCTCGGTTACTTGTTAATGTTTGTGCAAAACCATACACGTCACGTTTATCTGTAGTAAACGCTTTGGACTCAGCACTTACCTCTTCAAGCATTTCCTGATTAGTAATAAAAATTTTGTTGTGCTTAGTGTAATACTCTTTCTTATACTTAGCCGTCATGTACGCCATAGCATAATTTTTCTGTGCTGGCGACACGTCAGAATTAAAGAAACTAGATGCTGATGTTTCCGGAGATAGGAGTTTTTGTATGACAGCTTCCGGAACATTCATTACGCGTAACGGTTCTGCTAGTTCTTGTTTGTACGCTTGATCGTTTGTTCTAAGCCTAACATCCAAAACTTTGCGAGCATATTGGTTTGCGTTCATGTCATATATGTCAGCTAAGTTGTCAGCCAGTGACATGATTGCTTCGTATTCAGCAGATTCAAAGTTTTCTGCTCGCTTGACAAATGTGTCATCCGATGCATCAGCTAATTTCAAATACGCGTCACGGACATTAATTAGGTTTTTAACGACATTATTATCTTTGAATAAACCAAACTGAGTCTCAATCATTTCTGTATAGATATCGGCCATACGCTTGGCTACTTCAGGACGTACAGATGATGAGTCAATTGGAATCATTGATAATCGAACAGCATTATGAGTAGCATCAATGTCTTCAATGTTATTGAAAACAATTGTTTCCGTACTGTTAATAGGTCTAATGCGAACACCATTTGCTACCATCGACGCTAACATTCGTCGTGCTGTAAATGCTAAATCACGTTCTATAGTTATGTCAGGGATACGACCAACGTTATCATTGAGTGGCGATGGTATAGCCTTAGAGTTAGTGTCTGGCGATAAATCATTCAACACACCCTTTGCTAAAATTGTCCTGTCAGCTTTACTAACACCAACGTCCTCCAGTGCATTATCAACATGAGCTGCGACAGTCCTGAAGTAATCTCCAGCAGTTTGACCCAAAGACATCTCAACTACAGGTGCGCTATCAAGTGCGCTAAGTACATTTCTGTATTGAAATATTTTTATTTCGCTACCTTTGGTTTTACTCTTTTCTAAATCCCTGACTTCACGTTCAATCTTTGCTTTAAGTACTGCTCTGCTTACATTTAAATAACGCATTACATCGTTAGTTACTTCTAAGTTATCGAACTTACCACCGACTGCTTGTAACTTATCAAACATATAAGCTGGATCGACGTATGTTTCTGATAGTCCACGTTCCACCAAGCTTCGGCGACCCATCAGTGAATCTACAACGGCATTTGCTTGTTCTGTACCATACTTCTTACGTAAGACAGCACGTAACAGGACACGCATACCTGCTCTGTTTTGTGCTGTGTATGCTACTAATTTCTGTTCTCCATCACCTTTAAACGTAATCAATCCACCAAAACTGTCTGGTGATTCAATGGCTTCTTTTACAATTTGAGGTGAGTCACTAACGAATGCTTTTACATCTGCATCCACTTGAGCTGGATCAATAAATGCCATGTCCTCATCAGTTACAATGACAGGTTCAGTTTCTATCCGTGGATTTAATGCATCAATAGATGCAATCTCACGCGCCACTGATAAGTTAATGTTATTTCTTTCAGCAAACATCTCTGGTGTGAGAGATCCAGACTGTAACTCTACTACGTCAGTCATTGAAACATTAGACATAGCATCGGTAGCAATGTCACGTATGCGTTGATTGCGTAGCTGTTGAACAGTCATGATGTTTCTGGCAGCAAGTGTTGTTGCTAATTGGTTTGCAACAGCACCAGTCTGCCGAATGTTATTGCGTGATAAAGACGTGTAGACTTGATAGATGCCAATCATTGCATCAACTGGCACGTCTTGTGGTTTTAACGTATCAATCTGTTTTCCTAATTTTGCAAATGACGCTTCCAGATTATTAATTGCGGTTGTTATTGTTAAGTCAGTTCCAAACGTATTAGAACCACGTTTAAAGTCTGCAAGTAATTGCTGAGCAATAGCCTTTTCTTCTGGAGTACTTTTGGGGTCATTGAGTGTCTGTTTTACCAGCGCTTCACGCTCATCAATAGATTCTTGACTTTCAAAGTCTATAGGTGATGTAGCCCTAGTACTTTCTCCCACTGCAACGTCCGATGATACAGTTGATGTTGCATCACCCGTCGAAACTAACATACGTGTGAATGCTGTGACATCGTCTAATACTTCATCAATAGCATCTCCTAATGTGGTGTTACGTGTCGTAACATCACTTACAGAAACACCCATACCTGCAGAAGCTGATACATCTAAAAGTTGTTCATCGGCACTTTCAACATATGGCTTGGTACCAATCAGTGTTTTTACAGCTCGTAATGTACCAATCAACATTCCGAATTCATTGTTTATTAACTCGGATACACGTGCGTCTTTCTGTCGATACAACTCACGACGTTTTTCCTCATACCCAGTTGGCTTTTCAGCATTCAACCTATCAATTCTGTTTGTTAAATCACGGACTGTAGGATCGTTATCAAACGATGCCTTGACAGCATATAAATTATTTTTATATCCAAATATAGTCTTGGCTTGATTCTTAAACACAGCTAGTAAATCAGCATGTTTTGTCGCTTCAATCTGTGATACAGACATGCCTTCTTCTTTAGCTCGCTCAGCAGTACTCATGTCGTACTGAACTTCTGCACTAAGTGCTCTTAAGTTAGCCTTTTGATTTTTAGCAACTGTTTTTCCACCGACAACAACATCGCCATTTAAACGAGTATCTCGTGGGAAATCAGTATCGTAATTCTTTAAGTTATTTAGTTCGACCTCGCTTAAACCACTTAACTCTTCTACAACATCGTTGATTTTCTTCTCAGCTTCTTGTCGCTGCTCTGGTGTAAGTGACCTGTTGCCTCGAATGCTATCAATTAATTGCGAGTGCAACGCAAGTAATTCAGGAGCAAATGAGATGTTATTAGTCTGCTCTGTACGACCGTTCCTGTCGGACATGAAATCACCAGAACTAATCTTAGAATTGATTTGATCAACAACAATTTGAGGCAAGTACGAATCGTACATATATCGCATCGCATCATGTTGCCATCTAGCAGCTTCATTGCGATTAGTGCGCAGTCCGCGACGAATCACATTACTTGTTTCATCTACTGCTGCATGGAATAAAAACTCTAATCCAGCATTACGTAATCGTGAATACAGTACGTCACGCATTGCATACGTTTCGGTCTGACCCTCAATAGTAACGCGTCGAGGTGAATTCAGTAATCCACGAACTGCCTTGACTGCATCCTCATACTTAGCTTCTGACTTCCAGAAGTTTAACAACTGATCAGATACATCACTTAGAATAGTGTCATTCTTTACTTGAGAAACAATATTACTATCGTTAACTGCAGAAATAGCCCTGCCAATAGTAGCCTGTGCAGCAAAGTTTAATCCGGACAAACGACTAGCATGCCACATGTCCTGCACGTAATAAAACGCCATCGGCGCAACACCACGTAGGTCACCTGCTAATCGCATGACGCGTTCTGCCATTTTACCCTCAAGGGTAATACCTAATGACTTGGACGCAGCTTTAAGTAAGTCCGCATCAGACAAATGTACAGCTCGCATCATTAAGATATTCATGCGTCGCGCTAACTGTAATGACTGAGACTTCTTTTGTGTGGTACTTATTTTTTGATCACCAGTGGCAAACCTAGTACCTGTAATAGATGCAATAGATGAGTTAATAGCATGAACGCCATACAACATCTCGTTGAATTGTTCGTCTGCTACAATCTCAGTAAGCTTGCGGAACTTGACTATATCTACTTCTTTGCCGGGAGCAGTCGCCTCAGTGCCAAGTTGTGAAAGTACGTCAAACACACCCTCAACAGAGTTGCGCAGTGACCAATCAAGTAATCCTGACTTAACACCAGCTACTGTAGCACGTGACTCGAAAACAGCTGATCGTACGGCATTTAGTAAATCTTCTTCCGTCTTAGCACCAGCAATCTTATCTCGATACGCTACTGTTTCCGTGTAGGTTAATAACCTACCAATAGCTTCCTCGTCGGCCATTGTCTTTTCAACAGGTCGATCAAAGCCAGACATACCTCTATCAGCAAATGCACTGGCCCTATCTTGCAACGCTTGTTCGGATATGCTCTTGTCCGATAATAAAAACTTATCGGCAGACATGGTGTACGCAGAACCCTCAGGGTCGTTAATTAGCTTAACGGTAGCTAATCCGTTACCAGATTTGACTACGATTCCTTCGGATATCTCATATGGTGAAGCCTCATCTGTAGCAAACTCTACGCGGTCACCAACCTTAAGATCAACGTCAAACACAAACTGTTTTGTTTGCGGATCAACACGACCAGCTTTGTCTCCCGTAATTCGGTTTCCAGCAAGTGTGTCTACTAGTGCACCAACGATCGTTTCTGCCTTGACGTTGTCTGGCATGTCTTCGTTCTGAAGAATCTCATCAATCATGCCAATCATGTCCGCAGGTATTTCAACACGTGCGTCAGAACCTAGCTCGTGAATATCTGCGTCAATATATCCACCACGGTTCTTTACTACATCCTGTGCTTGTGACAAAACGGTCTTAGTTTTAAGTTCAGGTGTAGCAGATAACTCAGTTTCACTGAGTACGTTCTTACGGCTGGCCCCTTCTGGTATTCCACCAAGAACGACTCCACCATCAGGCAATTGGAAGACGCCAATAGGTGTCTGTATACCAATCGTGTCAATCATGCGAGCATTGATCTCTGTATCGGAGTCAAATGCAATACGCTCTGGGAAGGCTTCTGATTGACCGATATCTATAACAGGTCGTTTTGTTGCTACGTCACGACGTAAGCCAGTTCGACGATATATCTCATTGAGGACATTAATGATGCCCTGTTTACCCGGCATCCCAGATAATTCTTTTTGTAAGTCGTCTAAAGATACTTGAGAGTATGTGACTTTACCAGCCTGTGCAGCACCCTCACGTCGAACCTCTTTGATTACAATAGTTCCGTCAGTGCGTATTCCTGCAAAGTTCCTACTGACTCCATCTTTCTTCCATTCACGGGCAGCAGCATTAAACTCCTGCTTCATCTCCCGCATAACCTTAGCCAGTGTTTCTGTACGGCCTCTATTACGCAGGCTTGCTTGATCTACGGCACTAATTACCTGTACATCTTCTAATCCAGCTTCACCGCGATGAATAGTGGCATCACTAAAGAATCTATTAAATACAACATACTCAGGTTGACCGTCTACCTCACCACGATATACAGCGTAGTATTTACGTTCTGGTGTTGCATCTGGCCCTTCAATGTCATTCAGGCCATAACCCTTACGTTGCATTTCCATTTCAAATGCAATTGTTGGCTCAAGTTGTTTTGCAAGAATCTTAATAGCTTGCTTGCGGGCTTTTGGATCAACAGGGTACAAACCACGGTTGACCTGCAAGTTTCGTAATGGACTATCAACAGGAAGCGACGAGTTATCGCCACGTGCTCTCATCTGGCGAACCATTTGATCAACAGCGATAGACTGATCGCTTTTACCATTCATAATCTCGTAGAAGATTTGGTCTACGGATTTATATGCCTGTGCATCGGCTTGCGATTGTTTGCGATGTTCATCAATCGCTACATCATATACATAACTAGTTACACGCTGTAGGTCTTGCGTATTTGCGGCTGTTCCGCCACGTAATTTTTCGTACCGTGACTCGACTACAGACGTATGATACGAGCCTCTATCCATTGCATCCATTGCAGCAAATCGTGCCTGACCTGCAATGTCGACAGACTCACCTAGCCTATTAGAAATAAAACCTTGAACACTTTTATGTGGTCGTACAGCAACTGCCCCAAGCAGTCCAGTAGTCAACCACTCTTCAAACGTTGGTGCTTCTACTTTTGGATTCCATTTAGAACCTGCAAAACGTAATACTGGATCAAACACGTATGTTAATCCAAATGCAGCATCTGGGATTACACTGGATTGCAACTGCATGTATTCGTTAAGCATATTGCGCCCTTCGACTGACGCTTGATTAACTTTTGATACACGTCCAAATATTCCCAACTTGCCAAGATCGCGACTAATTTTAAATAACTTGCCAGCATCTTTATAAAAGCTAGGAGCACCACCACCAAACATGGCTAATGTCGTAGCAGTGCGTTGTCCTGCCATACCTTCCTGTGAGTTGATATATTTTTCTACATCATCCTCACCCTCCGGTAAGTAATACTTATTAAGTGAACCAATCGGGTCACTGTATTCTGAAAGAGTTTGATTACCAAAACCAGCTGCAACACCTTGAGTAATAGACGGAAGCATCATGCCTCCACCACGAACAAAATTTAATGCAGTACTGCTTTTGACTGCTGGTAGTAATGCTTTAGCAAGTGAGTTTCCTACTAATTGCATGCCAACTAAATTAGCCCCAGCACTAGGAACAGCCTCTGTCAGGTTCAGTGCTGTCATTCGTGCTATTTGATACTCAAGATTTTCAGGGTCACCAGTAAGACTGGAATACCATTGATTAATACCTAGGTTGTCATATGCAGCTTTTGCTTCTTCAGGTGTTTGTCCTAAAATCGGAGCTAGTTTCTCACTACCGATATTGCCACCAATTACAGCTGGCTTTGCAACAGCTTGTGTTACACCTGCTTGAGTACCGTAAAAACCAGTCTTAAAAGCTGACGGGTCAACACCCTCTTCTTCTTTACGTGCAAAGTATTGATCTGGTGTTTCTTCTTCTGGGACATTTACACCTAATGTTCGTAAACCAGATTCAAATGCTTGTCGCGTTTTTGTAATAGGATATCCAAGTACACCAGCAACACTACCAGCAACAGTGCCCATAGTCCTGTTAAATGCTTGCATCTCAGGTGCAACAGTGCGCCCTTGCTTTGAACGCTCTGCACTAAGTTCCTCTTGTAGTTGACTCCTAACATCAACGCGTTGTGCCTTAGCCATCTGAGGAGATTCGGCTAATGTACGTCCGATTCGCAACTGTTCACCGGGAACGTAATTACCCGTTGAATCTAATACCCTAACTTTATTTAAGTCGCGTAGTCTAGTACTAAATTCATTAACTAAATTGTCTCGTGTCTTCTTGTCAATATATCCAGCTTTGTAACCTTCTTCTACTCTTTGTTCGGAACCATCACGCAGGGCGTCAACGTAATTTTCACTTCGTAATTTTGTTACGATAGGTTGTATAACACGTGTGCGATACTCAGCTGACTTCTTTTGCATCTGCTGAAGTTCACGAGCCGTAACATCTGGATCATATGGTGGTACATACCCTAGAGCTTTACGTGACTTTTGATCATCAATCTCAAATCGCTCACGCATCAACCGATACATTGGTGATTCAGGATGATAATTGGCAAGTAACCGCGCTCGTTTTTGTGCAGCGTCTTTGTCTGGATATTGTTTATCAGCTTCGTAAAAAGACGTACCGCCAGTGCGACGGGCAAGTGCCCATAAAGAACTTCGTGTATCAGGCATGTTTTATTATCCCATTGACTACAAAAAGAAACAATTACCTACTTTGGTATAGTTTTCGGAGATTTGTCCTGAGCACCAGATCCACCTGTCATAGTTTTACGCAACGCTTCCAGACGACGCTTTTGCGCTACAAGTTGTTCTCTGAGTGCAGTATCTTGATTTGCTGACATGCCACCTTGGCCTGTGTTGGCTGGCGGAACCTTCGCATCTATTGCTTTTATACCTGCGTCAATAGATGCTATTTTTGCATTTATTGTTGCATTATTCAATCTACTTTGAAAGGTCATAGGAGATACGGCGTAATCTGTTTTTGTAGGTGAAAACTTATTTCTTTCAACGCCTAATGCTTCAACTAACGTCTCTGTCATAACCTTTGCAATATCTACATCAACGCCAAGTTTTGTAACTCTGTCAACTACACCGAGGTTTACTAGCGTTGACGCTGGATCTGTAGCAAGACCGTTGATAGCTGTTTCAGCTGTAGCAAAATATTGCCTATCTGCACGTTCAATTAGATCGGCGTTCATGCCAGCATATGCACGTGCGGTATTGGCATCCTGACCAGCCTTTGTTGCGTCTGCGGTAATTCGAGCCACTTCTCGTGCATTAATTCTATTCTTATTATTTTGAGCTGCTTCAAAAGCTTGCTGCGCTGCTAATTTAATACCTTCGTACTTTCGATCATCAACCTTTACTAATTGATCAGCCCACTTTGCAACAACTTCAGGTTTTGGTGATAAATACCTAGCCATTCCAGATTTAATTGCAGTCATATCTGCAGGTACTTGGTCTTTACCATCCGAACCAACGGCCCATTTCGTAGTGTCTTTGCCAAATAAAACTTCTTGTACGTCACTAACGGTTACATTATTTAACTCGGCTAATCTACGAACAGAGCTTTGGATTTGAGGCAGTAATCTAGTTACAGCTTTTCCTAAATCAATATTAGTAGGAATACTTTCTGGTTTAAGCAATCCTTTAAGATCAAATTGTGGTTCTGGAAGATCTGCACCTGATACTTGACCACCAAGTCCAAGCGCTTCAAAATCCTTGAGAATTTTCTCCTGTTCTTCTGCTGACATAGGAGCTGAACCAGCTTCCGGTTTAGTCAAACCAAGCTTTGCCAATAATGCATCTACAGGACTAGGTTGCACAGTAGCACCACCCTGTTGAAGCATCTGATAAATAGCAGGTGGAAGATCAGTAGATTGTTGCTGTGGTGGAAGTGATCCTGTTTGTGGAGTAGGCACTGAACCAAAACCACTACTAGCACCACCCATGCCAACAGGCGCTGAACCAAAACCTTGCGATGTTCCTCCAAGTTCTGGCTTGCTTGATAATGGTGAAAATCCAGTAACGGCTGGGCCAGTAATAGATTGTTCCGCCTGTACACTTTGTGCTGGAGCACCAATCGGCGATGTTGTTTGCGCAGGTGCTGGTTGATCATCTGCTTCTAAATTCAAAAGATCTGCTTCTTGCTCTGGCGTTAAGCCGTATCCTTTTACCTGTCGCGCCCAGTCACTTGACGTTCCATTAATTTGCCTTGTAACTTCAGCAAGTTTTGCATTAATTCCTTGGATAGCGGCTGGTTGTCGGGTTTTACCTAATTGCTCAATAAGTGTTGGTATCTGCGCCCTCAGCGTTGCAAGTGTGGCTTTTTTTGCATCACGCGCTTGCACAGCTGTTAGATACGGTTGTCTCTTTGATTGGTTTAAATTAAACTCTTGCCCTTCAGTTTGCAGCGCAGTTAATTTCTGTTGTGCCTCAAATGCTTCTTTTGCTCGCTTGTCTGAAATGTCTTGCCTAGCAAGTTCTCGGTTTTCTTTTGCAAAACCAAGACCCATCTCTAAAGTTTTACTGCGCCGAGCTTGCGATTCTTGATTACCTTTATTTAAAGCATCAAAGAAACCAAGTAAGCCACTAACACCAGATTGTCCAATTTTCATATGTGTATCCTAACTTACCTTAGTCTTGTAATACTGGGTTTGAGCGTCTATCAAACCCTTTTGCAATCCAAAGTCACGGTCCGCATTCATTTGATTGAGGTACTGACCACCAAGTTGACCAAACATTCCAGCAACTTGATCTCTCTGATTCTGTAACGCAGCATTACGTTCCATTTCCTGCTGTGCTTCGCCTTGATATTGGTTATACATATTATTAGCCATACCAGAAGCCATGTTATAACCTTGATTAGCATTGCCTTGATATTGATTATATGCTTGCCCAGCCATACCCAATGCTGCATTGCGACGCTGATCTGCACCAAGGGCATACTGCATAGCACCTTGAGATACTGCTCTAGCAATAGGATCATTAAAGAAATTGTCTTGCATCATATTGCCAGTCATACCAGCACCCATATTTAAATTGTTACCCATCTGGTTGTAACGAGCTTGAGCTTGTGCGGCATTGCCTGTAATGTTGCCCATTTGTGATGTTGCACTGCGGAGCATCTCGTTGGTTGCATCTGGATTGTTTAACCTCTCCATCTCGTTTTGCACACCACGGCTATACATATTATTAAACTTATTAGCTGTTGCTTGATTCTGTTGTGCTAATCCATACTGTTGATTCTGTATATTTTGGTTGAACATTCTTTGTTGAGACAGTTGAGCCTGATATGGATTATTTTGTTTCTTAAATAATCCACCTGCCATGTTCCCAAGAAATTGTGCGCCTAAGCCTACTGCATATGCTGGAAGTGGCATATCATTTCTCCTATTGTAATACGTACCACACGCCTAATCCGGATGAATCTACCTGTGATACCAATGTAACCGTTTCGTATTGCGCTACAGGCCAAGCTTTTGCAGCAGCTTTTCCTAGTGTGTCACCAGTTTGAGCAATAGCACTAACTTGATTTGCTGTAGTATCTGTTTTGATTATATGTATAAATTGCCCATTAGCATAGTATGCACGTGGCAAAGTCAATACTACTGCAGCAGATGCTGCATTCACTTGCAATATTAATTGTCCACTATCTAGAGTCGCACTACTAGTAACACGTTGTGCTACAAAATTGAAAGGTGCATTTACTGGACTGAATCCACCACGCTGTTGCACATTAGGGCTTACTATTGCTTTACTCTTGCCGGGTCCAGATACTCCACCTAATGAAGATGACGCTGAATCTGGTGTAGCTAATCCGCTTGGTAGTGCCATTAACTCCTCCTTACACTGCTCTCAGTAGACATTACTGACAAGGCATGAATCTCAATCCTTGACGTAGCAGCAGTTCCATACACTTCTAACTCTAACCATGTGCCGCGTAATTCATTTGGAATCTGCCTAAACCCAATTGCTTTATCTTGATTGGCAAGTGTTGTATAAGTACCAGTCTGCGATACAAACTTGTTGTTAGTTAACTTCCATGTAAATTGAATAGCCGACGGTGTGTAGTAATGGACGTTAACTTGATGCGGTCTATTTGTACCATAATAGGCAACACCTTCAGCGTATGTCTGCCCATATCTGCGTGTAGTAATCTTCCAGTCAATCCCTTGAGTTGCACCAGCAAATGTTGGTCTATCACTAAACCCTTCGAGTCTATAGATCTGTCCATTAGATGCACCAACATACATATCAGATACGTCATTAATTGATGTACAAGATACGGCACTACTAACATTAACTTGCACTGATGAGAATACAGGCAGCTTCCACTTGACCCATCCAGTAGTTCGTGTGTCATATATATAAATCACACTATTTGAATTGGCAGTAGACGAACCAGCTACAGGAGCAAATGCATACAACCGACGTTCATGCGGTATGAGAATAATATCTGCATATGCAGCTGCACCAATATATTGTGCTGACCCAGTTGGTCCATAATCCATAGACCGTGGGTTTAATACACCTTCCAGTGGCAAGCTCATAGGTTCAATCTTAGTTCCATTCATTACACTAATACCTGAACTAGATACGTGTAATGCTTGTCCAACTAAACTGGCAATACCTTTACTTGCCAGTAAACCAGCTCCAGCTTCACGCACAAATTGCTGTGCTTGAAAAGACGTAGGATCAAATCCCATGATTGGAACAATACTGTTTTCACGGTAGGCAATTAACACAGCCGATGTATCACCACCAGCAGCTACTACGCTTTCTGCAGAATAGGACAAAAGGTTTACAATTTTCTCATTGTCATCCTGTGATCCTATTGTCATAAACGCACCCTTGATCGCCATAAACGGATCTTGTACGTTCGGAATATTAGTGGTGTATACGCCGTACTCGTTGTCTTTATTCAAAGGCCACGATGCATATAAACCATTATCCTTAGAGGTAAATAGTCTCTGTTTATGATTTGCAATCGTCGATAAACCAGTTGGTAGTTGATCTCGACCGGAATGGTTAAACATTCCGGGACGACCAGTGTTTGTGGGATAAAGGATGTCAGTATCCTTTACGTCATCGTAAATTGTGTACGTTGCTGTATTGGTTGCCCAGCTAACGTCAAACGTTACAGAGTCACTGTTTACAAGTGTAGAGGTAACGTAATCAAACACCTTTGCCGATTGGCCTGTATATGAGGCAGCTGTTCCTAGATTAGTAGGAATCATTGCAATAAGACGGGGCATACCATCTGTAAACAATGTGTCACACCTGCGATAAACCAAGATGTAATCGTAGGTGTAATCAGTTGTAGAAGTTCGCAATCCAGTATCAGAGAAGGTGATTCTTCCTCTTGAATATGCAACGGAAGACTCAATCTCACTACTAAATTCGCACGGTGTTGTCTCTATACCTTCGCCCGGAGGTGCAACTATGTTGTATGCAGATGATGCTCGCCAAGCAGCTGGAGCAGCTTTCCATCTTGTATAGATATATTTGTATTGGTTATCTGGCGCAAGCCCGCCTTGCACAACAACATCACCTAAGCCAACTAATACAGCGTCATTTGCTACGTCTGGTATATCCTCGTCAAAGCGCAAGTAAACTGAGTTGACAGCATCACGTGATGCGGGTGGTATCGGAAATAACTGAAACTCTAGGAATCTTGTCCGTGCGTTGTAAACAGCCTGTCCAGACCAAGCAATCGTTGATCCTTCTTTAATACCAATACTCAGTGGCATTTCTACGGTACGTATGTTTGGATGTAACTCAGCACGTATGCCAAGACCCGCCTTAAGAGATAGGTCTACTGTAGACGGGAGTGTTAATTTAATAAGTCTGTTCTGTACATATCCGCCATATAAACCAGTAACACTCGTGTTTACTTGAGCAGCTTTAAAACCAGCTAGGCCTAGATCTGTTGTTGTTGCGTTATCGTTAGCGCTGGATAAAACAGAATGTAACTGAACGTTATCTACTAAGATTCCGGGATCGGCATCACGAAACCATCCACTATTACTTAACTGCACCTGTACCGCTTGTAGTGTTCCCTCAAATTCACGGAAATCTATAACATACTCAAATGCAATCCAGTCAGATAACGTTTGCTTTGGTGCTGCATCAGCAGTAGCCGAAAATAATGCTCCAGAAATTTTATTTGTACCAATAATCGTTGTACTGTTATAACCTTGCACGGTTACATTTATGTATTGTCCATTAAATGGTTTAGTATCGTCGTAGTTCATTAACCAGAACTTTAGCCTGAACAAGCCATTGACTTTTGGAGTACTACCATCCTGCGTGTACGTAGGTAGACTTGTTACGTTCTGTATGATGTAGTCTTGTGGCTGGTTGATCTGTGCTACCCAGCCAGTAGTCCTATTATCAGAACCTCTAGATACAGTACCTTTTGACCCACCCCATGGCAATGCTTTTAAAACAACATCTACACCACTGCTAGTTCCAATAGATGGATCACCAGCATTAACATTCCAGTTTGCAGCAGTTGTCCCGCTATTAGTTGCAAACAATTCATTCTGTATTCTGTTATTACTTGGAGTTGTAAACGAACCAAATGTAGCGTTAGCTGCAGCATCACCATACGTGCCAGACGTGTAAGACTTTACAGCTTTGACAATTCCGGTAGCGTTTGGCTTAGTAGATGTTGGACCAGATACACTTGGCAAAGATGCAGCAATAGTTCCATTAGTACGAAACAAACTGAACGTAGATCCACTACCACCAACACCATAGATATATCTCCCGTACTGTGTCATGCGAACAAGTTTCCCCGCTGAGGGGAAAGCAAACGACGCACCTGTAGTCTGATCGGTTAACTCAGTTTCTGTTGCTGGAGCACCAGATGGATCAGTTGCATATAACTTTCCATTCTTTGCATACACTAACTTACTTACGGTTGCCGAACTCTTAAGCGCTGTCAGTTCGTAAACTGGGTTAGCGTTAAACGTATTCATGATGCCACGGAAACCGTTTCGCAATACTGGCGAGTTTCCATCAATCATCATGTTCTCAATGTTTTGCGCGTATCCATCCTTCAACTTGTTTGGCTGAATACGTGTATCCATGCCAATCCACGTAACGTCACCAAGTACGTAGGATTGCTGGTTATTCATTGCTCGTATAGCCATTACATACACCCCATTCGTTTAAATGTTCTTACTAATGTTTCGTCGCGCTTACTATTATCTATAAGCGTACCACTATTATTGTACTGACCATTTGTCAAGTAACCTGTGTCATATGCTGCTGTGGCCGTACCACCAACTAATGTCTCGCCAAGTAAATGCATCCTGAATACAGGCAGAGTAAATGGCACATCATATTGCGTAACTGCTATCGCGTCTGGGCATAAATCATCTACTGTGTACCCGCAAACTAATGGAAATAAATTTAAATACTCTGGACATTCGCAAATGGCAGGGATGTCGCCATCCGCAATTACATTAGCAATTCCACGTATATTTGCAAACAGCGCTTGAGCTGGCGTAGTTGGCGATATTGAATACGAAATTATCGTAGCGATACCACGAATAGAAGATGTGCTAACAAATGATACGCTGGCTGTTAAATTACCAGTACCTACAATTGCACTATCTAGGTACGTAGGATTTGCTATTGTTGCACTTGCATCGACCGAGGCAATACCAACTATAGATGATTGTAGTTGCGTAGAAGGTAAAGCTGTTACGTTGCCATTGCCAGTGATTGATGAGGATGCCTGAGTTGCGGGTATAGCATTTAACGTGCCTACACCAATAATTGACGATGACAGATAAGTTGGATTAACAACAGTTGCTGTTGCAAGCAAAGCACCATAAGCAGTTATGTCACTAGTGCGAACAAATTGTATAGATGCATCTACTCGCGCAACAGCCGTTATTGATGAAGAACCGTTTATTAGGTTAGTAAGTGTTGGTATTGCGTCAAGCGTTGCCTTACCAACAATACTGCTGCTACGCTGATTATTGATAGTGTATGAGGCATCAAGTCTAGCGAATGCACTTATTGCACTGGCACCAGTGCTAGATATAGTTGCAGTTAAATTAGCGCAACCCGTGATACTGCTGCTGCGTGGATAACTTATGTCATATGACGCAGATAAATTACCATAGGCGGTAATACTGCTAGTGCGAATATTAATTACGGAAGAAGTAGCAGATAGGTTAGCAACACCAGTGATGTCACTAGTGCGAATATTAATTACGGAAGAAGTAGCAGAAAGATTAGCAACACCAGTAATGTCACTAGTGCGAATATTGACTATGGAAGAAGTAGCAGATAGGTTAGCAACACCAGTAATGTCACTAGTGCGAATATTGACTATGGAAGAAGTAGCAGATAGGTTAGCAACACCAGTAATGCTGCTACTACGCTGGTTGTCGATAGTGTATGAGGCATCTAGTCTAGCAAATGCACTTACTGTTGACGCTGCAGATCCTGTAGCTGTGGATTCTACATTAGCTCGACCATTTATCTGAGATGTTACGCTATATGTTGGCGTAGCAAGTAAGTTGCCAGAACCAGTAACCGATCCATCACGAACAAAAGAAACAGCTGACGTTATAGTAGATTTACCAAAAACATCAGACTGCCGTACAAAACTAACATTTGCATTGATGGTAGCTGATGCAAAAACAGATAATGAGCCTACTCTGCTATATACACTAGTTACATTAGCTAACCCTGTTACATCCGATGTACGTACAAAAGAAACATCAGCTACCAGAGATGCACGGGCACTTACGTCAGATGCTCCCGTGGAAACTAATGATGATGTAACTGTAGCAACACCACGAACATCCGATGTGCACACAAAAGAAACATTAGCTACCAGAGATGCACGTGCAGTAACGTCGGATGTGCGTACAAAAGAAACATCAGCTACCAGAGATGCACGGGCACTTATGTCAGATGTGCGTACGAAAGATGGTGATGACGTAACTGTAGCAATGCCACTTATGTCAGATGTGCGTACGAAAGATGGTGATGACGTAACTGTAGCAATGCCACGAACGTCAGATGTGCGTACAAAAGCTAAGTTAGCATCTACTCTACTAACACCAATTAAATTTGCACTGCGTTGAATTGAAGGCAGCGCGGTTAATCCAGCGACAGCATTAAGACTTGCTGTTCCAGCTGTGCCTCCGACAGATGGTGCAGCAAGTCTTGCAGCAATAAAGGCTACTGTTATATAGCCAGCGCCGAGTGGTGTTGCCATTACATTAGTCTAACGAGACGACAATAGCTCCAGCAGCAAAAGTAATCGACTGACCAGCCGTTAATGTAACAGATCCACCAGTTAAATCACCATAAAGAATTACACTAGTATCTGAGGCCATATTTGCAGACGTAGCATTAACCGCTTGTGAAGAACAAATAGCAATACCAACAATACCAGAGTGTGTAACACCAGATGCTGTAAATGTAATTGGGTTTAAGTTAATTAACCTAGTTTCATCCGCAGTAGCACCAGATGTGTCGGCTGCCGTACTTGTTGATGTTCCAAATTTAGTAAATTGATTCTGAGCAGTACCCGTAAATTGAATACGTCCAGTAGCACCAGTATATGTACCAGCAGGAGCAAGTTCAACTAACGACGTATCTGATGTACTGTTAGTTAAAAAAGCAAGATACAAGTTACCGGTATAGGCAGTATAAGCTGCCCCGCGCAACAAGAGATTGAGGATTTTGCCCTCATTATGCGTAGAAAATGCTGTATTAGCCATGATTACGTACCTACCTTTACAATCGGATCAGCGCTTACACTTGTTGTGATAGCCTGAGACCATATAACAGATGTGTCCGCTTCATTGTACACATCAACCTGCGATCCAGAGCTTGCGTCAACTTTATTGCGCAAGATACGTAACGCATTTCGTACAGTTCTACCACTAGATGTAGTGGAAGCCTCATTGCCTGAACTGTCTAAGTTTCGCTTAAGGATGCCGTCTGCTATTTCTTCAACTGCATCTGTGGCTAAAGAATCAGCGTCAATAGCACCAGTAGCTACGGCTGCAGCGTTAATAGCGCCAGCCGCAAACGACGCGGTCGTTATTCCGCCTGTAGCAACAGAACCAACAGATCCAGTTACGTTACCGGAGACGGATGCAATACCCTGACTTGTTGATATTGTTGTTCCTGAAAGACCTACAGTTGTAGTTGGTGATCCTACGTTAGCCCAATCTAATCCTGCCTCGCCACCAGTACTAACATCAAGTGTGCGACCAGCTGTAGTTGGATACAGACAGGCCTGATCACGCATCGTAAAACGTCCAACACATGAGCCAACAACACTTACAGAATCAACTGTGCCGGTAGTAATGACACATTCATATGATGAGCCATCAACGTAAAATGCTGTAGAGGTACTAACGGAGACGAAGTTTAATCCTGTCACACTATCATAGTTTGTTGTAAGCGTAACGCCAGCTGTATCTTGAGTTAAGTTGTTATCTTTATATACAGATACAACAGGCGTACCCGCTAACAGAAACGGTGCGCCAGTAGATGGTCTAAATGTAGTAAACATAAAAGTGATGGTGTCACCTTTACTAAAGTCGCCAACGTATTTACTCATCGTACGTACCCCGCTAACGGATTAGCTACTACAGAACCACCAGTTGTATACAATGTTGTTATTTCAGATGCACCTACTGCTGGAGGGTTTGGCCTTGTGGTGTTATGAATGTCATCAGTTGGTGCTCCTGTTGCAGTACCGTCACCGGCAATGATTCCTGTAATGTATGGCATATACCAAGGACGGCGTGGAGTAAGGTCATATAGGAACGATGCTCCTTGATCTATGGATGCGTTACCATTACTACCGTTAGTGTTAGTGGCAATTAATGTAGTTGGCGTAGTACACATTGCAGTCCGCGTGTTTGTCATGACAATCTGGCCAGATGTGCCAGCTGCTACACCAGACGAACACAGATAAAGAAGACAGTTCAAAACCTCTATGCCACCAGCAGTACTGTATCTAGCACCTGTCGATGTAATACCAGTTGGGCCAGTAATAGTACAGTTTTTTACTGTGCATCCTGATGCCGTGTTTGCTCCACCACTATTTGAAAAGTTGATAGCACGGTTTAACCTAGCTGTTATGACGCAGTTTTCGATATTCATATTAACCACTAAGTTTCCACTAGTAGTATTTGGAGTAATGAGAACTGCATCACTGATCCCGTGAACAATACATCGACGTAAATTACAGTTTAAAGCAACAGTGTTTCCACTAGTAAAAGCAATTCCGCCATTACCTTGTGCCACTATAACGCAGTCTTCTATATCAATAAATGTAGAGCCTGCACCAACATCTAATGCACGGCCACAGGCTTCAAAACGAATACCACGAATGGTAATGTTGTCTCTACCATTAATGTTTAATAAGGTAGTTGTCGAACCTGCTGTGTCATCGTCGGTTGTGTGGGATGTCCATCTAACCTCGCCGACTGTGCCAAATATTGCACCATTGTAGTCACCAATGACGTATGCGCGGGTTGTCGGACTTGTGTTTACCGCCGTGACTACTTCTCGATAAACACCCGGTTCTACATAAACTGTATCTCCAGTTGTAAATCCACTTGCTGAAAAGACTTTAGTGAAAGATGCCCAAGCTGTACTAGTGCTAGTCCCTGCATTACCATCATTACCGCCATTAGCTGGTGTGCGTACATAGTAAGTTGCCATTACGGTGCAATGCTTTCTTTTATGTAACAGACAAACAGTGCTAATATATCCATCTGAAACTCCTCTGATTGAGAGTTCCACCAAGCATTTATATCAACACCATCTACACCAAAATCAGCAACAACATTTCCTTGCTCATCTGTAATGTCTGCTTTTACGATCCAGTTAGGAATTGGTGATGTAACACGTGTATATTCCACATTGTCTAAATTTGTAGGCATTAAGAACCTCCATCCGGGTTAACTGTTACATTAGCTGTATTGCTTAGTGTGCCTTCCCAAGCAGCATCTGCGTCATCTTCCTTGTATACAACAATGGTTCCATTATTAACTTCTACTTTATTTCGCATTGCTCGCAATGCTGATCGCACAGTTCGCTCATTAAAGGCATCTACACTGTTACCACTACTATCTAGCAACCTATTTAGAATGCCATCTGCTATAGCTTCAACTGCATGTACATGTTGTGGAAGAACAGCAAACATATCACCAACAGCTGGAGCCTGAGTAAATGCTTCTTCCATGTTTATAACACCAGACGCTCCAGTGAACTCTAAAATAGGTTTGCTTTCACCAATTAGTGAACCATCCATAAACACAAGTGTTTGATGGTCAAACGCACCATCGACATACCCAATCAAGCTAGTTGTAAATGTCTGTGCATTTGTAACAGTTGATACTGTGCCAGTAATAGCGAATGCACCAGCCTGTAGTGCTTTCAAAAGCATAGCAAACGATCCGGCAATAGTATGTCCTGCGTACAGTTCATTCCAGACAGCATTGACAAGTTCGGTTACAAATGTTGCATCAGTCGCATTATTAGTAATAACGTTGGGTTGAAACTCGTGTACGTCCGCAGCTGCGTGATGCGCTCCAGTAATAGATATTTGGTGTTGTGCCGACTGTGAAAGTACTGGATATCCACTAAACGAATCGTATGTAGTAAACCGTGCACTAGACGCAATTGGATCGTTTGCCAATCGCAAGTTGATTGCAGAGTTACCAAATGCGCCACTTGTGATTGCTCCAGCCGTAAAGCCTCCGACTGTGACGTTACCTGATACAGTTACTGCACCAGTAAGTGTACGCGTAGTGTATTCCCAAACTTGTTGTGCTGTTGCGCCAGTTGATACTGTCCAATCGTAATTAACTACTTCCGCCGATAAGACTACTGTTCGTATATTTGTATCTTGTACAGTTATGGTCAATATGCCTAAATCCGACAAGTAGTTTATTGGCAAAATAGGTATTTCGTAATACCAGTGTCCAACACTAATGTGGGTTAGGGATGCTGGCGTTGTTGGTTGTGTGCCGAATGCAGAACCGTTGCGAAATAGATTAACGGTTGCTCCAGAAAGAGATGTGACGGGTGTGTATCCGTCAGCCGACGAAGCCAGAAACATATAGATACGTCTATATGCCGCCGTTGTTTCACTTTGCTTAAACTTCTGCATTAGTTAATACCTGCGTTTATTGTATACCGAGGTGCTGCGGTCAAAGTACTGGGGGGCAATGCCCCTGTTGTCACTGTAACAGACGAGAATTCATAGTTAGCCCATATACGCCTAGTAGTTGTTTGGGTAATTGTGGTACCAGAAAGAATTGCATAGTTTGTGTTGTCGCATCTATCCCACCATTTCCAATGGCTTGCGTTAGATACTTCTTGATAGAAACACGCAATATCATACTGTGGGTTTCGTGCTGGTTGACCAATACCGATAAACACCTTTGTATTTGTTGGGATTGTAACTTCTGTCTGTAGGTATAAATCAGCCCAGCCAGACCATTCATTATTGTTGGCTGATCTTGTGTAATAAGGATTTGCAATCAGGTTATATCTAGCCAACTGAGTAAACGTAGTTCCTGTAGTTCCTGACACTGTACCTATAAATAATTCAATTGGATCTGTCCACACCGCGTCTGTGTTTAGTACCATTTTGATGTTTTCAAGGGTCACGTTAGTTAGGTTGGCATTACCGTCTACAGTAATAACGTTGCCAATAGCAAAACCACCTGTGCCAGCTGTATGGCCCCATCCACTATAGATATGTCCATACCATTGAGATATGAAGTAACCATAAACAACGCGATCCCATGGCTGGAATCCTCCAGCCACAGTCCATACACCACCTGCGTAAAGTAGCCTATGTGGTTGCGATACTCCGTAATCAATATTATTAATGTATGTTCCTAAATTAAAGTTGTTACCACTAACGTATTCGACAACCCACGCGTATGCTTCACCCCTAGTAATAGATCCTGTAGTCGTACACGTAACCTCAACTGTTACACTTGAACTAGTAGCTGTCGTCCATGAATAATCACCATATGACACCCATGTTCCAGTTGGAGTACCTGTAGTTGTGCTAATTGTTTGCAATCCACAACGTACGACACCAGATGAAGCAGCTGCTTGCGATGTTGCATACAGTAGTACTTTTGTTACAGTCCCGGTTGCTTCAGCCAAAAAGCGAGTACCGCATTTATCTGTTGAACTAATGGAATATGTTTGCCAACTTCTATTGGCAGTGTCACCATTACGATATGGTAATACTTCTAATGAGTGACGAAAAGGTACGATTGCCATTAGGAAGCCGTAACCCAGTAATCATTAGGATCAGAACATGAAAGCATGACAGTCTTACCTATGACCCCTTCCTGCGACCAATCAAGTAAGAGCATTGCCTTTAACGCTGGCAACCAAAGCTCAACATTGCTTAGAAATACGTCCATGTCTTGTTGACTAGCAAAAGACAATCCAGATGCAGGGTTGTCAGAGAAATACGCAGTAATCGATCCATCTGGTAGTTCTTCAACTTGTTCTAATCGTACTGACGTATTTACTTGCATTACGGACTTACCTTTTTAAGTACGCCTTCAATCACAACGTTAAAAGCTTGAACCGTTCTCAATCCTAATGTGCCTAGTAAAAAAGAAAGCCCAATCATCTGATGGGGCTGCTCCCACCCAAGTTGTTTAGCAACCAGAGGTGTTAAATATATTGCTGATGCAGTGCCTGACAACACAGTTATAAGTCCCTGCATAACAGTTTTAATTTTGTTCCAGTCTGTACCAATGACTGCACCAATAAAACCAGCAAGTAAGGTGTTCAGATCAATCTGCAACTTATCCATCGATATTCCTCGTCGTTTCACTGATCTTGGTAACCTCCGGTAATCTCGTGGAGAACACGGGCAGATTGCTGTCTTGCCTCATAAAGAAAGCAATCAACGCAGTTGCCATTGCAGGTATGCCAGCACGTAAGCCTTCGACGCTACATAAAAGTAGAGCACGAGTCACCGTACCAAAAGTTGCATTATCAGGAATATGTTGAGTCTTCCAGCTGGCGTCAAACTCTGGAGCAGCACTAGCCGTAAATGCAGCTAGTGCAACTAAGACTAATCTACCCCAAGCGATTGTCACTGTTTGCCTCCAGCACTCATAACTGGAGGAACACTAAATATTCCGTTGGGACCTCTGTACGATGGATCTAAACGCATCCACAATTGCATCCGTATTTGGTCATACCAATCACCCCAGAATGCACGACCAACAATGGATGGGTCATCATAGTTTTTAAGTGCAATCTTGCGAGCAGCATAGGCTGGCAATGCTTGCATTAATAAGTCGTCACTAAGAAAAGAAAACGACCCACTGTACACAGTAAATGTTCCACCAGTACCGCCAGTCGGAATAATTGATGCTCCACCAGACGCTGTTGAAATTTGAAATTGAGATGCAGTAAGTGATGTTGCAGACACGTAATACGTTACCCCTGCAACGATATTAGTTACAGTAGATGTTTCAAAAACAACTTCTTGATTTGCTACAAATGTATTTGCTCCAGTAATAGTTGCAACACCAATACCTACAGTTGCTGAAGTTGATGTAAGCTTGTTAGGTAATCCAGCTCCACGAGCTATGAATGAAATTGCCGTAGATGGCACAGAGTAAAAACCAATATTACTGTAACCTGCTTCGTACCAGTACGTAGGTTCACCGGATGTAATAGTGTAGTTTAAATCGTAAGAACGCAGTTCATTTTCCCCGCATCGGGTAAGTGGAATAGTTGTACCGTTAATGTGAATTGTAATTGGAAACGCTAGAGCCGACGCGCTAAAGTCGTAGGTTCTACCAGTGTGTGATCCAACGGATAATGACGTGGGTAAATAAACACAGGTGCGACATAAATCAAAAGCAGCATCGTTTAGATACTGCAATATTCCTACGTTGCTTGATGCTGTTGGAGTTGTTCCGTCACCAGTTGGCACTTCTGCTATGACTGAGTCATTAGTTTCATTTAGTAACCGCAGTGTTTCTACTTTTAATTCAGTAAAGTCAACAGCCATTAGCGAGTTCTCCGTGCGTACGTACTAGCATAGTTTTCCACCATTGCGAGTCGTTGTAAATACTCTGGCTTAAAAATTTGCATGCCTGTAGCGTCTGCCATTTGCATAGCACGAGCTTGTAATACTGCATAGACCAAGCAGTCGTGTGCAACTTCTGGTAACGGGCATTCTGTTGAGTCTGTATTAGGTAATGCGGTACCAGTAGTTGTGTATTGCCAGTTATCACCCGGCTGTGCATATCCTTCAATTAAAAGTCCATTGGTTAGAGTTGCGTTTACAGCAGGATAAACACTGATGTTATTCATGCCACGCAACACTACAATCTCAGGACGTTGATCACTTGGTGCATTGCGCCAATCATCTATATATTGATTACTGTAGTCGAATACTCTGACTTTTTGGTATTCGCTATTTGTATCTAATAATTTGATTACTTTAATCCTGTAGATGTCTGGTGCACAATAGTCATTTACATCTACAGTTAAATCTAAATACCGTCTGCCAACCAGACAGTCCGTTTGACGGGCTATCTGATTGGCCTGTTCGATAATTAAATAATCTAGGCCAAATGGGTCACGATCCGCATCAGTGCCAAAGTAGTTTCTACCTAGCATCCTAACATTACGTTTAATTTGACCTAGATTCATAATTAAAACGTACCTTCACGTCCGGTCTGAATTGCTGTGCGAGTGATTGCAATAGTAGCGTTAGCCCGTGCAGTGGTAGCAACCCACCGTACACGAAGGAACTTGTTATAAGAGAAAACCGGAACAGATAGAATCTGCGAGTTAACATCTTGATATACGCTAACTACTTGAGCGACTGTCGCTCCAGCACCAACAGAGGCACTAAAGATTACTGTCTGGTTGACAGCTAATCCAGCAACACTGTTTAGAGTAATTGTGATGTTAGCAACAGTACCACCACCACGGCTAGTACCAACAGTAATCTGATTACTTGCTGGCGTAACAACCGTCACAAAGTACACAGTGCCTGCGGTAAGAGTACCGGTTGAACTTGCAACACTACCGCCAACAGTAAACGACACAGGAGGCGTGTATGCCTGTGTAGCCACAACTGTAGATGCAGATGGTGTAAATCCAAGCGTGTTACTGGAGTGTACTTCACATGTAAGTACATCATTTGCAGCTAACTGGTTAGCAGTTAATGCGGATGTAACATACAGCGGTGTAAGGATCTGCCCACGAACATAGTCGTTTGCATCAACTGTTCCACTCATGTCGTTATCCATGACTGAACCACTTACACCATTGGTAAGTAATCCACCATAGTTAAGCTCAAGGCCGTTCAAGTTGACAGCACCAGCAGATGCACCAGACTGGTTATAAACAATACCCTGACTGTATACGGTTCCACCAATGGTCTGCGTTGGACCTTGACCAGCAGAAGCCATTGTTACGGCAGATGCAGTTACAGCTGCGTTTGGATATAAAAACGTAAGTTTAGCGTCGCGCATGTTATTTCTCCTTAGTTGGTAGCCACACGTAAACGTGCGAGGGAACGTGTGTTAGGCATCCAGAGACCCATACCCCAGTCGAATAGGACGTTATGCATAATGCCATTTTCCTTCGACTTGCCTAAATACTCAGGCTTGAATGGACCAGACTGCCAACCCTGTACGTAACCAGTGCCATAACGAACAGCGTAGATATCAGCAAAGTTGACAGGAGCACTAATGACTGGCGTAGTACCGTCAACTTTACGTCCAACAGTACGGATCTTAGCACCCTTAAAAGAATCAACATTACGGTCAAATGCGTCCTTGTTAGCATCAAAACCAGTACCGGATCCAAGTGCACGAATAATAAACTCAAAGCGACGCTTTGTTTCTTCATTCATGTACAGGACAACACCAGTACCGTCAGGTGCATTCAAGTTATCAAACATCTCTTGCAGTGCAGACATAGTTCCATTAGCTTCAAGAGCATTGTATGTAGAAGTCGTGTCAAGGGATGCAAGTGTAGATGCTGGCTGAATAAGACAGTCAGCCGGAATGTCAAACATTGCACGGTTTTCTAAACGATAACGTAAACCCGGAAAACAATCTGGGCTATTACCAGCAGCAACCGACGTAGGGTCGTTGTTGATAAATTTATCGTTGAAATCATAAGCAAAACCTTCTAAGAAGATCTTGATCTGTGCTTCTACGGGGTCGATGATATTGTTTGGCTGATCAAGCAAACGAGAGTCAACCGTAATCTTGTTACGGATGAGATACATCTGCTCTTCGTACGACTTTGGCTTACCCTTAACCGCGTTTGGTTCACCATTAATAGTAGACCACGTCGGCATTGGGATTGTGCCAGATTCGTTCGTGTAGCGAACACCAACCTGCCGTAAGGAAGGCGATGTGTAGAAAGGGATGTCCTTGATTGCGTTCCATGTCTGGTGCAGTGACATGGTGATTTCTTTTACAAGAGGATCGTTTGAAAGGACAGCTTGATCTGCGAGTGTAAGTGCACCGTTAAAATCGATAGCCATTGGTTACTCCTAACGCCCAATACCAAGCAATCGCGTTATTCCTGATAATGCATTTCGCTGTGGTTGCTGGGGCTGTACTACTGGTTGTGCTGAAGAACTCGTATCAATTGGTGTTGGTACTGTTCGTCGTTCATTTACAAGATCGAGCAATTCAGGGACGAGTGACTCTACTAATCCTTGTACTTGATTGTGTACTGCTCTAGCTGCTTCAGTTGGAGCAATACCTGACTGGATTAATTGATCAACTACGTCTTCTGCTCGACGTGCATATGGGAATTGCTCAAATGCCTCAACTCTTTGTTGAGTGACCATATAGTTATTCATTTGAGAAACAACTTGGTCATACCGAAACTTATTTATTTCAGCTTCGGCATATGCATTTGCAGCATCAGGGTCAATGTAATCTGTTGCAATCTTGTCAGTCCAACGATTACGTATCGCCTGTTCTTGTTTAGCAATTTCCTGTTGCTGTAATGCTTTTTGAACATCAGCCGCAGATTTGAAACCGCTATTTTCAAACTGATTAATAACATCAGCCCACCGTGAAAACGCTTCTTGTTGTTGTTTTAAAGCTTTTGCTTCTTCGTTAACTTCTCGAAATCGTTCATACGGAACATTAGATGGTTGCTCTGGAGCAACTGTATCTAATAGTTTCTGCCTAACTCGTGTCTCAACTTGACTTTGGTCAAGATCGACAGATTGCTCGACATCAAGGTGATTACTTACTGGCTCTGTAGGTTCGTTTAACGCCCAGTCACTACTATTGTCAGGAACGGCGGCCTCTCTGACAAAATCCATTAATGCACCACCCGCACTGCCCGTTGCCGCTGCTGGCGAATCAGCGGTTCGTGTCACCATCTCCTCGGACATTTACATCATACCTTCTTGTTCTAAATTTGTGCCAGCCTGTTCTGGCCCCATGGTTTGCATCAAACGTTGCTTACCAAGGTCGGTTATTGCACCATCCTCATTGGCTGCTGCTTGTATACCAGCCTTTGCGGATTCTAATGCAATGTCTGCTTCTAGCTGAGCTTGTATTTCAGCTGTACGTTTTTGTACTTCAATTGTTGCCTTCATCTGTTCTGCTTCAGGGTCAAACTGTTTTGCACCCTTCATAGCTTCCATTTGTTGTTGCTGTTGCATCATCATCATTTGTTGCTCTTGCATTTGCTGTTGCTTTTGAGCTTGTACATCTAAATGCTGATAAATGCGTGAAGCATGTGGCATGTTAGTTAATTCTACAAATAAACGGTTTGTGTCAGGATCTAATGGGTCACCGAACACACCCATTTGGCGCAACGCAGCCATTTTTTGCAGACGTTGATCCGGGCTATCCTCCATAGATGAACCGGGAATATATACAATCCTGAACTGCCCACCAGACTTTAATGCATCAAATCGCATAACACCTTGACGGATTTGATCCTGTGGAAGCATCTTCCCCTGTATATTTCCTACAAATGGGACAATGCCAAACTGTTCGACAAGGGCTACTTCCCACTCTTTAATTTTAGCTGCACTAATTTCGATGTCAGCACGTATAAACGAATGCTGTGTGTTATCGCTACGTTGTAATAGCCTGACTGCCTCTGCAGGTGTACCCGCAGCTGCTTGGCCTTGCGAAACATCATGTAGCCCAGCTATATCCATCATGTCGCGTTCTATAAATTGCAACAATGGGAACAAGTCGGAACCGATGCCCGGTGCGCGTTGTATGGTTGGAGGATGACTTCCACGCATGTAATTAATGCGACGATAAATACGATTCTTATCATCAATATCATCACCACTGTTGTCGTAAGCATCAGCGCCCACTCCACTTAAATTCTCTACAAGAATATAGTCTTTTTGTCCTTCAAACTGTTCAAGAAGACGAGAATAAACACGATTATAAGTTGACTGAAGAGCAGTCAAATCAAATCCCAAAGAATAACCATACGGTGTCCCTGCTCTTGGTTGCCACCTTAATGGGATAAATGGGAAAGCATCTTTCTTCTTGTATGGCCATACACCCGCATACAATAAACAACTGTTTGTTGAAACTATGTAGCGACCTTCTGGATAAAGTGCGGATGGTTTTTCCCAATACTCATACACAACAGCTGCCATCTTTTTAGTGTCTTGATTAGTCAAGTTGGCTGTAGATGGTGGGACCCAACCTCGACCAGAACCGTTAGTGCCATGAAGATAACTATCAACGTAACCACTATTAACACCAGACATTGCATCTGGCTTGACAGCTTTTCCAGCCTCTCCGTAAGAATCAACAAACCACGAAAGAGGTTTAACCATTGCATGCATCATCCAACGGACGTCGTCATCTCGTTTTGCTGTTGGATCAAGATACACATCAAAGGCTGGAAGGATTTGTTCGACTACATCACCAACACGCATTTTAGTATGGCCAACAACTTCTTGAGCAGTAGCATCCATTTGTGGTACTACTTGCTCTCTATTGTTATCCCAGAAAACTTTAACGTATGATGTTCCACAAACGCATGCCCAGCGCACACGCTCTTTAGTCTGTGTCTCGCGATCATATTTACGGTTGTAGTGACTTAGCAGATAGTTTGCTTCGTCAGAAGCTGCTAGATCTACTGGGTTGTGACTAATAGGTACGGCAGACACATCTGGTGCGCACTGTGTTAATTTACCAACTACTCCATCAATTAACGGCCTGATTTTATTTACCGTCATATATCTATTTGGCTCGTTTGGGTTCTGCAACTGTATCAAATTGCGTGTCTGACTATTAATTCGTAACCATTGCCGTCCTTCAAAGAAAGCCGTTGCCATTACCCATTCTAATTCCATCTCTTGCCTAGAACGGTATGCAATATCAAACTGTTCTTTAATGAACGTAGTTATCTTTTTTGCTTCATCTGGATCATCTTTTGGACTGACCTTCCAGTCTTTATTATCTAGGTCTAGTTTTAAATTGTCTTTATTTTCTGTCGCAACACTCTTGAGAGGAAACGATCCTATTGTGCCAGTTACGTCCTTACGCTCAAACGCACTAACCTTAGGTTGATTGTTCTGTAGACTTTGCATGACCATACTGCGTAGATCCATTTTTTACACCCACTTTTCCGCGCTGTTTATCTGCGCAATCAATACACGCTCGTCTTTTATTTTTTCTAGACACACAATCAGTTTATACATAAGTACAACATGAGCTATACCCGTAACTAATGTGCCGATAATCATAATGAATAGTACTGGGATCAAATCCATTCCTTATTATTACCCTTGTCTAGCCATTTAGGTACATAGTTTGTATTACGTTTTCCGTCTAAACCAGTCTCAGGACATGTAACAGGAAACTCACGCCACATTACACCATATCTAAAACTATCAATAGCGTGATCATTCTTAGTACCACTATCAATATCTTCTGGATCTCGTGGATGAGCCATAGTGTTTGCAAGTTGCTTGATTAAGTTTGGGCATGCCCCACGCACTATTTGTAATTTAGGCTTGGGAGTTCCATTAACAATTGACGACGCGTCAAGCCATTCTTTGACTCGCCTCCATCCAGCCTTGCGATCTTTTACGGCACGAACAGCTGGTAGTCCACGCTCCCACCAAACCTCAACTGGATATTCACCTATGCGTTCTTCAGCTTTTTGTGGCGGAAAAGTATTTGCCCAGTCAAAAGCTATAGCCTCTAACTTAGTGTTCCATTTACCATCACGCAGTTTAGTATTAGACGGTTCACCCATTTTGTATTTGTCTAACACATCTAATACTCGTTGCGCCTGTGCTGAGCTGACTAGGCCTTGTTCATACATTTCGCCAATTACATATATGTTTTCACTGTCGTCACTCGCATACAGTAAAAAACAAGCAGGCGCTCCTGTACCAAAGTCATGACTTCCCCATACTCTCCACCACGGTTGTATGTCTACACTTTCAACTACATGCCATGGTTGTCCATCAGAAGAGTACTCCCTAAAGGTATTAAAGAATAATCCACCTACACCCACTTCGTGCTGGCATTCACGCAGGAACGACATTAATCCATAGGTGTCGATTTCATGTTGACAAACCTCTACAGTTTTATGCTCCCACATTGGCGTACCTGATGTGATCTTGTAACCAACGCGACCGTCCTCACGTTCAAACGTGTCGTACTGTAGATCTTTAATTGCTGGTACTATCGGCGACTGTATGCGGTTTTGCAACATGTCTAGCTCACCGCTAAGCACGTGTGACATTACACTGTTTGCATGAATCCTGTTTTGTACAAATACGACAGCACAGTCAGTACTTCTGGCTGGAAGAATTGTTTGTGTGATAGTACGGATTTTTTTATCAACAGCATTAACAGAATCATCTAACTCGTCAATGTCGTCAAGGATAATCATGTCTGGACGCAGGTGATCTAACTTCACACCACGAGCGCCTGTGTCTAACCCGAACGCCAAAACGTTAAATCCATTAGCTGTTCGCAGTTTAGATGCATTCCAGCCACGACTAAAACCATATTTATTTACAGCTCGTTCTATTCCGCATCGTTCCATTGCAGTAGCAATATCTTGTACGTGCCTGTCCGCCATGTCCTGTGTAGCGCACACATAAACAACAAAGCGCCTCGTTGCCTTGACTGCCAATCGGCTAACAATAAGCTCCATGGTGGTACTTTTACCACCACCACGGAACCAACACTCTATCAGGGCTGCGGGTGACATCCCCGGTTCCAGTGCCTCAGCCCACTGCCATGCTCGATGATGATGCTCTGCAAGTTTACTACTGGCTGCATGAGGTGCATAGGCAGACAACCATGACTCATATGGTAATTCGTGCCCCGTTAATTTAGTTGCAATGCCATTATCATAATCACCAACTTCTATCGCTTGTTGCAACTCATCTTCTAATGCTTCAAGTAAAGCAACAGCCAACGGCTTAGTAGGCTTTACATATTTACGGAAAGCGCGTGGTGCTGCTTTACTCAGTGCTATCTTGCTCATCAACTATCTCCGCGTCAACAATATCTTCTTGTTGATACTGTTTTAATAACTGCGAGAATCCAACTTTAATTGCTGATAGTTCATCTGCATTACGTACGCATTTTTTTACTACGCCTAAAATCTGCATTGCAAGACTATATGCTTGATCTACCTCTAATGTGTATGCTTTTGTGTGCATCATGCGAGCTTCGGCTTCAACAATTTCAGTACGTTTGTCAATGAGCTGAACTACGTCCTGACTAGCCCTGTAGACATCTATTCCATCATTAACATGTTTTTCTAGCTGCTTAAATGCTTTACTAAATGATTCTTCGTCAGGTGCAGCTTTACATATTTTTATCTGATCACGAATTGTTTCGTAATGTTCGACAGATATACCGTTACTCGCAGCTTCTGCCCGAACATCCATTAATGCTGTTAGATACGCAGCGTCATCACGCAGTGAAAATAACTCAGGGTCTTCCCTTAATTCATCAATACGCTTTAATAATGTTGGTGCGACCTGACTAAATCGCCGCCTTTGTTTTGACCATAACCCTGTTTTAAACTGCGGACTGTCTATACCAACTAATGCTTTTCCGCCATGATGATTGCAATATTCGCGTCCAGTTACAGCAATGTTATTGCATTGTGTTCCATCACGTTTTGTAGCTACACATAATTTGATTTCAGCACCATTAGGTAACGTACGAACTCTCTTCTCTGTTGTCATTTCCTGCCTATCATTGGACCAGCCATAGGAACTGTTGTATTGCGCAAAGTATCTAAAAACACCTTTTTAAATTGTTTTGCAAAGGGTTTAGTTCCTTTTGCTACAGTCTCTATTTGTGACGATACGTCTTTGTAATCTTCACTTACCGATTGAGTCACGTCGCGAACTGCAGGGCGCATATTTTTAGGGAAAATATCTGCAATATCCATACGCCTATCTGCTTCTAGTACACCCTCTTGCAAATCTGTCTTATTTGTATTGCCAATCTGACTATCTGCATATGCTTTTAACAATGGCAAGATTTGGCTATATGTTGTCTGTAAATTTGAGTTATTTATTAAGTCGTCAATAGGCTTTATAGCATCAGCTGCCTTTGTGCCCAGATTGTTATTCCAAATAGCCTTGTCCATTGCACCATATACGGGGTTCATTACAAGATTTTTTCCAAAGAATGCAGCATTGCTAACAAGTGGGTTGATTGGTACACCACGTGATTGAGCCAATGCTATACCAACTCGTAATGCAGCATCACTTCCTTGATCTACACCAAATCGCGTTACATTCTGCAATACAGTATTTAACCGTTCATCACGTGTAGCACCTGGAGAAAACGCACGAGCCATTTGTGGTACTTGCCCACCATAAAATGGTACGTCTGCACCAATGCTTGGTAGGATTGGCGGTGGTGGCTGAAAACCTTGAGACATTTTTTTCAGCATTGCAGCATTTGGTTTACCCGGTATTGCCGACGCAAACGGCACTGCATTACTGGCTATGATACTGAGTAAACGTAACCTATCATTTGTCTCATCATCTTTTTCACGATGAGTTTTCTTTGTTGTTTTTTCTTTCATTTATTTTCTCCACGTAATATTTTATCGAGACCGGGGAGTAACGACAGTAGAGATGTTATTCCAGTTGCACCAGCAGCACTACCTTTACCGCGTACATTTGATTTAGTAGGTTTTTTTACTGGAGCTGGTTTAGCTGGAACTTTAACCTCTGGTATTGCTAACCCTTTTGACTTAGCCACTTTGGCAGCCACTCGTTTCAGTTCAGCAATTTCTTCTGGATCCAGATCCCTCATTAATCGATCCATATCCAGTGGTTTACCCTGCCTCTGTGTGAAACCTTTGCGTGTGTTTTCATCTACATATTCAAACATATCCCAATATTTTGAGGGATCAACTTTAGGATCACGGGCAGTTTGTAGTAATGACAAAAACAATGCTGCTTTTTCATCCGCTGATAAATCATTTGGAATTGCTTGTTTTACTTCCGCTGCAAACGCTAACCACTTTCTTGAATTAGCATCGTTTTGTGCTGACTGTCCTTTAGGAATTCTAGCTGTTATACCAAAACCTAAATCAACACGGTTAATATTAACACCACGTCTTGGTTCATTATTAACCATTGTAGGATCTACAACTTCGACTTGCTTCTTAACACCAACACCTCTCGCACCAACAATACGTGTAGGTCTATTGGTATCTGTTTTTGCGTCTATTGGTGTTGTATCTACAGTTGGAGAACCAACCACTCTTTTTACAACTGCAGTTTTACGTTTGAGTCTTGCTGCTTCAGTTTTCTTCTTAACGCGCTGTGCCGTTGGTAATGTTTCAAATGCAGATTGAATTAATGCACCATATGCTCCTTGTGGTGCTGTAAATTCCTTTGTTGCTTTATCTGGAATACCATATCCTTCTAATTCTGCATCGGCTATCGCTCTTACTAAATCCGAAAACGTTTTTTTAGTATCTTGGCGAGAACCCGTTGTCTTATTAAAGGCATCTAATGCAGCAACAATGTTTGAAGTAGCAACAACATTTGATGCCCTAAGTGATCGCATAGCAAGACTATTTCTGCTATATCCAATTAACTTTAATGCTTTGGATGCTGCAGTGACAACAATGTCTTGTTTACGTTTAGCAAGATCTTCTGCAGTGCCTTTACCTTCGGCCATTCCAAGTGTAGTCCCTTTGGCTTTGCTAGTAACGATTTCATCGTTTGCTTTTGCTGTTTCAACTACCTCTTGTGCGTAATCATTTAGTGAGTCTTGGAATTGGAATGCTACATCCGCTCTATTATCAGTAGCATCCACTAATCCTTCAGCATACTGACGTATTGCAGTTTCATATGCTGGACGAACTGAAGCATCAATAGGATTAGAATTACCATCTAATGTTAACTTGACAATCCTTTCAATTGTCGCGTCTCGATCCGTACCAGCACCTTCTGCGTTAAAAATATTACGTGCTGTATTTAGAGACGTTTGTAATGCTGTAAGGTTACGTTTTATAACCGTATCCTTAACATCCATAACACCTGCACGTTCTGCTGATTCTACTGCACGTTCTTCTACATTTGATCCCGTTTTACGCGGTTGCGACGTAGCATTCATTGTTCCTGCTGCACGTGGAGGTGCAACAGGTTGCATACCAGATGATTGCTGAATAAAGAATCCTAAGGCGTTTGCTTGACCTCGCCCCATATCTTTAAACGTTGCAAGAAGTTCCTGTTTTGTAATACCTTCTTTTTTTAATCGCTCAACAAACTCATTGTCATAATTACGCATTACATATTTTGCAAACGATGATGCGTATTGATCACCTAACTTTATTGCATCATTAATCTCTTTATGCAATTGATTAAATGATTTCATTATGTAGTCGCCAGACAACCCCATGCGACCACGTGATGTGGCTGTACTAGCTGCTGTGTTAATGCCAATTGTTTCAGCTACAGAACCAACGGACATTTTACGAGTAACTAATTTGCCATCTTCCGTTTTGATTGGCAAGTACTCCGACCGAATTTCTTTGCCGACCCGCGTGTCTACCTTTTCGTATACAATTACGTCTACTGAACCATCAGGGTTGACTTCATATTGTTTAGTAAGGCCTTTGGCTAATGGATCCCTAATGATATTTCCATTCCTATCAATAGGAGCCATTTGGACGATATCACGCTTACCTTCAAGGTTAATACCCTCAAAGAATCGACGCATGTCAATGCCTTGTACGCCTTGGCCATAACCATCTAATAATGCGAGTGTCTGATTTAGTCTCTGTTTACCGCCTACTGGTTTTGGTGCTAGTAGGTCTGGTGATCCATCTGGTTTGATTTTAAATCCAGCTGTAATACCACTTTGCCCTAAATTGTCACGCATCTGATCAGCAGTACTAATGAGTTCATTTAAAGATTGTCGAGCAAGATTTAGACTCTGGTACTGATCAACAGATATCTGTTCTGGTAATCCACGTTTAGAGTCACCACCAACCTTGACGTATATTTCACCTTGTCGCTCATAACTATCTAAGTTCTTTGCAATGTCATCACGAGTCTTTTTTGCGTACTCGTACATTTCTTCGTGTTGTTTATCTACAAATGGAACGCCATCTTCGCCTTCTGGTAAACGCATGTAAAGCTTGATGTCACTAATAACTGAGTCTAAAGATGCTGAATCACCACGCTTAATTTTGCGAGCACCAATACGTAAATCGGAAAATTCATCTTGTTCTACAGCTGCAGTTGAAGTTGTAGTAAATCCAATTTCAAAATCACCAATTAACTTCTTACCTTCAGTAACACCACGTTGTTCTTTAATAGCTTCTAATGTTTTTTCAGGATCTGACGAACGATTTAATTGTTCCTGCAGAATCCTCAACTCCATGCGTTCGCGTGTACTTAAAGGCTTGCCAGATGCTGAAACGACCGTAAGTGTTTTATTTGGATGCGCAGCTAACTTCATGTTAGTTGCTTTTGCACCACTTGTGTCGATACCTGTTGTTAGTACTTCTGGTGTTGCATATCGCGGAGCAGCGAATCCAAATAATCCTTCGTCAACGCCCTGCTCACCAAGTAAAGCACCTATTAATTGAGTTGGTGTAAGTCCTGAGCGTGGAGTCTCAGCACCACGAATAAGCGCCTTGCGATCTTCACCAACTAAGAAGTCACGCTGTGCACTACGCAGCCCAGCTGTTGCACCAGTTGTTACATCAATGCCGCGACCGCTAGTGTAACCTTCAACATCGTCAACGTTATACTTTAATTTTAACGCTTCTGTTGTGTAGAAATCTGCAACAGCTTCTGCTGCTTCTTTCATTTTTCCTTGTGCTTCAAACTCACCTGCTTTAGCTATAGCCTCGACATATTCACGCTCTCTGCCCTTATAGTTCGGGTTTGTTAGTTGCTCAAGAGTTGATCGTAAATTAAATTGACCACCAAATCTACGTGCAAACACATTAGAGTTTTGCGTCATTTCTGCAAAATTAAATGCTTGCGTCAATGGCTTACCGTAAAACTGTGGTTGTACTTGCGTATAGATATCGGATGCTAGTCTGTCGCGTAACGGATGTGATTCTGCCCACGTTAATGCTGATGAGTCTTGTGTGTCAATAAACAATGGCCCTAATGCGCTACGTGCCCATTCTGATGCAGCCATTGCAGCTGGTTGTTGCGACACGTTTCTTTTCTGGAAAACAGACATTGCAGTATCTTGTATTGACTTCTTAATGCCTGAATACACGGTATCAAATCTTAATCCAGCTCTTCGTTCTGTTGCTTCTTTACCTTCTCCAAATTTTGCGCCAAATACATCATCTCGCTCCATTGCAGCGGTTAATGCTGGACTAACAGTCATAGCACCTTTACTAGTGCTATCTGTCTTACCTGATAGCTGTATGAGGTCTACTGCCTGCTGAAACGCGTCATTATTTAACTTGCCTTTCTTGGCGTCATCAAAATACGCAGCAACACCTAACAGGCCATCCTTGACTAAAGCCCTCTGATCATTAGTTGAATTTGGATTGTCTACAACATCCATATATGCTCGCATAACACGATACATAGGATTGTTTGTATCTAACTGTGGTTGATTGAGAATTGTACGTACTGCGCGTTGTAATGACACCTGTGACTGCAGGCTGTTCTTTAGCTGTGCAACTGTTGTTAGTGTTGGCATTTCTCTACCAACAAATGATTCGCGTAATCCATCAGGATCTAATTCAGTAAATTCAGTTGACGGTTTTGGCGTAGTGTCACCAACACGTGGTTCAAATGGACTAACCATTTTCTCTGGTTGTGATACAGTTGAACCCGGAGTTGCACTAGCCATAAATGCACTAAATCCTGCATCTGGCTTTGGTTTTCTAGGACGTTGTTTTTCAGATGCAAATGGTTGACCAAAATACTCTAATGCATCTGGCACAAAACCTTCTGTAGTCCATCGCGACCCTGATACATCAGGAGTTTCTACTGGTGCTGGACGCGTACCCGGACCAACATAGGCTGGTGCGCTTTCTGTTTGTTGCTCGGCAGCACCCGGCATTGCTGTTGTAGGCTTATATGACGCAATTCGTCGTTGTGCCTCCTCAAACATCATGGACTGTGCTGGAGTTTTTGTTGCAGCTTTAGTTACACCTGCAATATTTCCCGGAGCACGAAACTTTTCGTATGGCTTTAGGAATGTCCGTATGATGTCATCATCTTCACCAGTCGGTGCTACAGTGCCAGTTATGTCTCCTGCAGATAACTGACCTATCCCTAGTTGCTGAGGTTGCACTGTTGTAGGATCAACAGCACCCATAGTCTTGGTAACATCAGCCATTGTGCGTGGCTGCTCTGCTTCGGTAGGTGTAGCTTCTACAGGTTTCTCTGCAGGAGGTGTTGGCTTAGCTTCAACCTTAGGTGTTTCAGTCTTCTTTTTAAGACTTGGTTTCGCAGTTCTTAATTGACGAGAGGCGCTAACAGGTTTGTTTTCTTCCTCTTCCACCATCATGTTATATAAAGTTGAAGCCATATTTACCTACTTAGTTACCGTTAACAGGAGCAGTTTGCCTTGCCACATTTAGGACACTTGCGTCCGCCGTATTCCGCCTTTTCATGCTTTGCCATCATCTTTGCTGGCAAACCTTTACCGCTATATTCTCGTTTTTCCATCTTAGCCATTGGCTTACTCATGTTTGAATGACCAGCCATTTTCATTCCCATCATCTGAGCCATAGACTTTTTGCCCTTAGGGCTACGCATACCCATTGCCATTTAACTTACCACCTTTTCCATCAAGAGCTTTTTTATTTACAGTTCCATGCTCTCAACGATTTATTAATACGACTATTCGGGTCATTAGCTGTCTTAGCTGACGTCAGCTTAGACTTCATCCCAGACATCCTTGCACAGAATGATGCACGGCGACCAGCATCAGATTTTGTTTTTGGGTTTGGTGCTGGTGGTTTTAAGTTGGCTCCAGTAGTACGCTTAAAATGCGCACGTCCAGCAGCATTTAATCCACCAGAAGGGTTTTGATATTTCTTTATAACTCCCATTTGTCACCTCAATTCATTATACATAAAAAGACCCGCACTAAGCGGGTCTATTACTAGTCTGCAAAGGGATCGTCTATATCGTCTACTTTTATTTGTCCTGCTGGCTTTGGATTTGGAGGATTATTGTCTGTCTCACGCCTTGAGTCTAACAATTGCCAGTTATCAATAATGATTTTTACTGACTGCTGTTTTACACCTTCTTTATTTACGTATTGATCTAATTGGATTTTGCCAACAACGCCAATCAATCTACCTTTTTGAGCGTATTCTGCTAAAGCGTCACCTTGTTGCCCGAATGCAGTACAACTAAAAAAGTCGGTTTCTTTCTCCCTGCCTTTTCGATCAACTGCTACACGAATACTTGTTACAGATTTCCCATTTGGTGTTTGTCGCGACTCTGGATCCGCTACTAAACGCCCAACAATTGTGCACTGATTAATCATTTACGTCTTTCTCCTCTATCAACCAATATTTTTCAAACGCTTTTGTTGTTACTGGTAATACATGACACAACACATTCCAACAATCGGTTGCTATTTCACGGTGTTCCTGCTGTGTATGTGGACTCATCCTCACACGACAGTAGTGCAACCAGTCGCGAACAGTGCCTTTCATGTATAAACGCGTACCAACACACAGCGGTAGTACCATTCGAGCAGATTCTAATGCAACTCCACACTTAACAAGGTCATCATATGCACGAATTGCAACCAAGATAGGAGCAAGAGCCTTGTTATCCATCTCCAATTGCGTCTCTTGATCTTCAAATAGTAGACTACTCTGCCTATTTGTAGCTCCTTTACGCCTCATACTAGGTAAATCCAACTCAATCTTGCTTGGATTAGCATATCTTTGACTAAATTCTTGAAAATGAAAGCTCCTATGACGCAACATTTGTGCTGATACAGCCCTAGATGTGTAGATTTCCATCACTACGTCTGCCATTTCAAACACAGACCAGTGTCCTTCACGCATACAGTAGCGTAAAAGCTTCTCATATTCCGGGTTGTTCTCGTCATTAGATGATATTCGAGCCAGATGAATCATAAATTCTTCTGCGTCAGGCTGTATATACTTGAGTGTTGCTGCCATCTTTCCTCCATGCCTCAGACGGGACTCGAACCCGTACGTCTTGCGACAACAGATTTTAAGTCTGTCGTGTCTACCGTTTCACCACCGAGGCTGATGACGTATTGTATCACCAAGTATTACATGATAGTATATACACAAGACGCGATGATAGTTTAAAAAGTCCGCCCATCATGCCTTAGAGACATTTAAACCGAGCGAATTAAAAGCCCCTTCACAGAGGGGCTTTTTCTATTACTGGTACAGCAGTTACTTTCTTTCGTTTAGTTCCACCAAAGTATTCGTATGATCCAAGTGTTTTTACCACTTCTACATTAAGTGTAGTTGGTGACCTATCTGTCTTAACGTGTACTAATCGTCGTCCGTACTTATCTGCTTTTTGTAGTACTTGAATGCTAAATCGTTCAGATGTATTTTGCCTTGATGTAAACCATTCTCTTGCTGTTTCCGCAGCTGCCTTACCTTCGTTAGTGTTCTTTTCTGGTGTATCCACGCCAAAGAGACGACAGTGCTGATCCACAAGCCAAATACCAAAACCGAGATCAATGTCGCAAACGAAAGTATCTCCGTCGATGAGGCGCTTAAACCGAATACCATATTCATACATTACTTTTTCATTCCCATTAAGTTGCTCATGCGTGGGCGTTTTGCGTCCATATACTTCCTTGTGTCACGACTCATAATTTCATGCAATTTATATTCAGCATCATTTGCTGCTTTAGCCGTTGGATACATTGCAAATAATCCAGTTTTTTTAGCATGTGCTAATGTATCCTCGTCGTTATTTATCTTGTTGTTAAAGTATGTTGGAGCATAAATGTGTTCACCATCTGGTGATTTACCTACTCCGTATCTTCCGCCTCTGAATGTAGTAATACTGTTGCCATCCTTCATTCCACCTTTAGCAAGATTAGCTCGATGATAATTAATTAATTTGCGTTCATCAGGACGCAGTGGATCTTGTTTAGTTGCTGTAGCCATTACTTTTTCATTCCCAGTAATCGTCCGTAGTTAGTACGCTTGTTCCATGCATCAACTGCTGACATTTCCTGTTGTTTATTTAAACCTGCTCCTTTCTGTGAGGCAATTAATGCTCCAGCTACACCTAATCCTTTAGCTGCAGGACTTGCCAATAGACCTGTTCCAGCTGCAGTTTTTGCTGCTGTTTCCATCATGGAAGGTTTAGGAGTACCTTTTGATTGGACTTGTGCCGCAGTAGATGGCCTACTAGTTACTGGTTTTCTACCTTGGTTTTTAGCTAGGTCTTTCTCTAATTTGTTAGCTTCATTAAATACATCTTGTCGTGTTTCGGCAGTAGTGCGCATTTGCTGGTTGCCAATATATTTAGGATCACGCAGTTGTTTAGCGCGTTCTAATTCCGCATTACCTGCATTGCGTAATTTATCGCCTTCTTTAAATAGTTGTGAATACTTGCCCTTTTCAGACTTAGGTAGTTTCAATAAATCAGTTGCTTGATTATTTCGCACAAGATTCTTTTGTAATACATCACTTGTTAGCTTGTATTTTTCACCTGCGTATTTAATTGGATTAGCTTTTCTGTCAGCAGCCTCCGCTGCTTTAGCTGCCCTCATTACTGGAGATTCATTTACATTAGTAACATTCTTCTGAAGCTTAGCGTCATTGACAGCTTTAAATGACTTTGTTATTGTTTCACGAGTTCTACTCGACTGCAGTTTATCTGTAAATCGACTCTGTCCCGGTGCAACATCCCCAGTCCTTTGATTAACTTTTGCAGGTGGTGTCGATAATGGGTACGTGTCTTTTTGCTTCTTTGTTTGTGGCATGATGTAACTCCTATACCATTATAACCAAAAAAACCAGCACGGGAGCATGCTGGTTTTCTTGTATGCAGAGTAAGGATTCGGACCCAAGATGAATGTAGGTTTTCTGGAGACTTTCATTCAAATGCTCACCTTACGGTGGCAAAAATATAATACCACCCTACGGGAGAAAGAGTAAGAGCCGTAGAGTGGTATTTTCCCAGTGCGTTTTCATGCATGGGGAATCGGTTATTTAATTTTAAGATTCTTGCTCATAGAAGAACGTGGAGATCCGCCTTTAAATGTACCATTGGATGTTAAACGCTTAGCAGATGCAGCTTGGACTTTACGTGTACTCTCAGCCATTCCTTTTTGAATAGTTGCTGGCGACTTTGCAAGTCTTTTGGCTGAACGATCTTCGGCTGCTACCTTTGCATCGTCCATTTCCCATTGTAAAGCGCGTTTGTCAGGGTCATATCCCACCTTTTCTATGTCGTTATAATCACGAGCTTTTTCTGTACCTCCTGCCATTTCACGTTGAAGTGCTGCGATCTTTGACTGACCTTTGGCTTTAGGAGCATTAGCTTTAGAAGCAGCTGCAGCACGAGCTATTGCTTGTTTACGTGCAACTGGATCACTCTTGTACTTAGCGTTTTTGCGTCGAACATCATCTTGAGCTTGCTCGCCAAAACGTTGAGCATTGCTCTTACCGCTCATAATGCTACTTAGATCTGGTGAGTTAACGGCTTCCCTATAACTCATTTGACTTCCGTTTTTACGAGTCATTGGGACATCGGCAAAGAGTCGTGGCCCTTTTAATTTTTCCTGTGGCATAATGCCCTCCTAAACCATGGTTAGGTCATTATACTCTTACTTGATAATCCCGACTTTACGGCCTTTGGCAACTGCCTGGTCACGTGCTTTTGCACCACTGCAACCAAGCTTCCAGTACATACTGTCCATGTGGAATTGAACAGTTCTGTGGCTAATTCCAAGACTCGTGGCTATTTGTTTCGCGGTTAATTTAGACGCCATTGACTTCAATATCTCAAGCTCTCTTGGGCTAAGTTCATAGTCAAGTTGGCTATTTGACGCCTCTTGCGATGTTGTGTCGGCAGCTTCGTCATGCTTACGCCATTGATAACCGTCAAAAAACATACCTTCGCGGTTTGGTTCTTCCATTCAATATCCTCCTATAGTACAATCGTGACAAGAGTGTAACTTCTAAGGCTAGTAGGTAAGTATAACAGGCAGGTGAAAAATGAAAACAAAAGCTCACCCAGGTTTTAAAGCTGTGCAAGCAAAGATTGCTGCAAAGCAAGGCATACCTATGAAGAACGCCGGAGCAATACTTGCTGCGTCATCACGAAAAGCGTCACCTGCTGCCAAGAAGGCTAACCCACGATTGAGACGAGTCAAGTAATGATCAACCCAAGAACAGTTGCAGCTGTAATTCCAGCAGTCCAACCCGCACGTTTACCCCATGAAGTTGGCTTGATAGGAGCACCAGGTTTTCTAAATGGGGATGTAAAC